CGACATCACTGGAACCCAACCGCTGGGGCTTCAGTGAGTCTTGTTGTCAAGGCGACCAATAACTTCGGTTCAGAACTAGCCGAGGTAAACTTCACAGTTGCCAGCTCGGCTTCCGCCCCGGTGTTTGCCATGCACTCACCTCCGAGTGGTGTTGTTGACTCGATCTACTCCTACAGCTTCAGTGCATCAGGTAGTCCGACACCAGTCTACACCATCACTGCAGGCAATCTTCCACCTGGTCTCTGGTTAGACCCGTCAGGCGTCTTAGAGGGAATCCCTGCAACGGTAGGTAGTTACACCTTCACGGTCACAGCGACAAACACCTCTGGCACTGACACTGCTTCCTGTACTGTAGTGGTCACAGCTGCAGCGGTTACGACGACACTCTTTGGCTCTCGAACTCCCGCAACGCCGGCATCTGATTCTCCGATCACAGTCGGCATGGCGTTCACGGTTGACAAGACGTGCACCTCGACAAGGGCGCGCTACTGGCGACAGGGTACTCAGAACGATACGCGGACAATCTTCGTCGGACTCTATGACGGCTCAGGCACGCTGATTGCGAGCGGATCAAGACTTCAGACGTCAGCAGATGCAATCGGCTGGATCTGGGTTGACTTCTCTGCAACAGTGACCATGAATACTGGGCAAACCTATACCATCGCATACTTCGATCCGACTGGTGCTTACTCGTTCACCACGGGCGAGGCTGCAACTGCGATCGACAATTCTCCTTCGCACACTGTGGTAACAGGCGGGCGATTTACCACCGGGAGCTCGCTCACTCGTCCGACGAGTACTTCAACAGCAAGCTTTTATGTCGGCCTTGAGTTTCACTCTGCCGGTCAGGGATTCTTCGACAACCCATCAGCTTTCACTGGAGTGCCTGCTGGTACGACACTGACTGCATCGGCAGGTTTTCATACGTCTGCCGATAACCAGGTGATTGATTCTCTAGATGTGACTGGTTCCATCTATGTCGATCACACAGGCGTGATCATCAGAAAGTGTCGCATCCTTGCAGGTGTTGGCGAGTGGGGCATCGACATCGGATTCTCAGGCCCTGCCTCGGTCACCATCACTGACTGTGAGATCAACTGCAACTCTTCTTCAGCGGGTGGCATCAGGTCGCAGTACCGAAGTGGCACCGTTTCCTGGACGGCTGCTAGATGCAATATCCACCACGGCGAGAACGCAGTGCGCCTCGGTGGAAATTGCACGATCAGCGATTCCTGGATGCACACATTCACGTCAAGCGGTGGATCACCTCACTACGACGGAGTGGAGTGTTCTGAAGGGTCGAACTCGACAGTCAGTCACTGTTACATCGACCTTGATCAGACGCAGACCTGTGCTATCAACGTTCAGGGCGACTTTGGTCCGATTACAAACTTCATCTGCAAAGACTCTTACCTCAACGGCGGTGGCCCACTCTTTAACATCAGAACTGGAGGTGCCGGTGGAACGGTAAACAGCTTCAAGCTTCTAGGTAATAGCCTCGGTGTGCCTGGCGCGCACTATGGTGATGGAAGCTTGCAGTACTCTGCTATTGACGTCGGAATCACGCGCCAGGTGCTCAATAACACTGTATTTACCACGGGGGCCAACGCAGATTCGTTAATTTAGGAGGAAGAAATGAAGAGGGTCTTAGCGGTTCTTCTGCTGATCAGTGCACTTGCATTCGGGGTATTCAGTGCTCCGAATGCAAGTGCTACGCATACGAACAGTCGTATCGTCGTCGCCGCTGTGCATTCTCATCCCGTCGCTCCACACACCTACCAGGCGTCTCAACGCAACATTGGTCCGAATGCCTGGGATAGATCAACGGTGATCTTCCAGGTGATGAAGGCCGGCACGAACACCGAAATGACGTGGTTCCACGAACGACTCAGTTACTACCGCACCGTGGCTGGCTCGACGTTGAACATCCTGGAACAAGGCTGTGTGGTGAACATGCCGTGTAACCGGGTGTACTTCGACTTTTACGGTACCACTAGCTGGGATGGTCTCACTACCGAGGCGTACACGAACTGTCTGGCGGCGAACAAGTGGTGCAGGTATGACGGTACGAATTCGCTGGTGACTCATACCACCGTGCAGTTCAACCGAAGTAACGGAATCGACAGTTTCACGTACACTGCGATGCAGTCACTGTTCTGTCACGAGGACGGCCGGGCAATCGCTGAACTCGAAGCTGCTTCAGGCGCAACGTGCATGCAGGATGCTACCTATCAATACCCGAGTCTGACTGCAACAGAGGAACAGTCCGTTCGAGACAAGTATGTCGGCGTGGCTCGATAAGGCTTGAGTATGGGGTACGAACGCTGATTCGTACCCCGTGCTGACGTCTTATCTAAGGAGATGAGTCATATGTCCGGTGAGAACAACGAGGCTTACATTTACAACAAAGGTCTACGTGACTTCATCTCATCCGTTGCGGGGGGCGGTTCTACACAGGGTGTAGAGGTGTGGTATGGGCCATATACCATTACCTATCAAACACCTGATTTAGCATCCGAGGTTGGACACCAGCTCTTTGTTCCAAGAGAGGGTGACTGGTTAATTAGCAGCAGGCTTGTTCTTAGGGCTCCGTTTGTATGCCCAGAGGGCGGCTGGCCACGACTGTCTTTTGGCTTCTGGGCTAATAGCGGAAAGGATATGTTCGGGCCAGATACTGATTTTCCTGTAGGAGAGTCTGATAACATTCTTGCCAGTCAAAGCGCCGATATGCTCTTAGCTGGAAACACTCCGATAGTGATTTATCCGGTGCAATTTCTGACAACAAGTCCTGTCTATGTCAACCTCATCGACGGATCACAGGACGTTAGTCCAGAAAAGCCGAGTCCTGCGTATACACAGGCTCCAACTGCTGGAGATGTAGATTTTTACTTCAAGATTGTTTCTGGTTCTATTCTCTACTAGAAAAACTGGGTAGTCATGCCATTGCAGCCGTCACAGGTAAACGGACAACACCTTAACGGTGTTCCGGAGAGCCTCTTAGAGCTTGGTCTTGAGAGAATCAAAGAGCGATCACATCTCTGGCTAGCTACTGTTGTATTCGAGATGCTAGACGAGAACTTGGCTAAGGGTGAGATCATTCTTGCTGCAGATAAAGTGCATGCACAGAACATCAGATGTGTCGTATGCGGTATGGAGTGGAGGAAGGGCCGAGAGGGCAGAATCTGTCCAGGGGGTGGCTAATGAGAAGAATCTGTACTTGTGAGTATCACAAGGGTTTCCATACATACTGTTATAGATCTTGTCCATGTATTAGTGATTACATAGAGAACGCTATTCAGGTCGAGTATTTCGACGGCGTAGCGCGCATTTCGGATCAGAAGAAACCCAAAGCAAGCCGTCCGTAACGGTCGGATAGCTACGCTTTAGCCATAGCGGGGGGAATTTACGCTAGGAGGTAAAGCGAATGCGTCCATTCGTCCTACATCGCGAGAGAGACATAACTGGCGTGTCTGGTACGGGCGTAGTTGCAGAAGGAGTAAGGTTTACCGATGGCAGCGTTGCGCTCAGGTGGTTAGGAGATCGACCGTCAACCGTCCTTTGGAGCTCACTCGAGGACGCTATGCACATACATGGACATAATGGGGCAACAGAGCTAGTCTGGCTAGATGTCTAGTTGGTTTTCTCGCGTTCTTGGACTTGACGACCCATCTGGTTCTTATTATTTGTTCTGGTCTGGCGTAGGCGGGGACCTGAGTCACTTAGCAATCGTAGGCGCAGCATTCGGATACTGGCAGAACAAGACGTGCGATATAAAGCGGTGTTACCGTTGGGCACACTACAAGGTCAGAGATACTGACTGGACTGTGTGTCGCCGTCATAGTCCACGGCCAAGTCCAACAGTAGCTGATCTCGAGAGGATAGTTCCCGAGGAAGAGCTACCAAGTGAGGTGTAACAACCTTTCTCTGCCAGCGGGCATGAGTCCAGTCGAGAAACTTTTCTAGGCACCAGCCCGCCGTATCCCAAACGATATCTAGCAAGAAGTTCATGCCGTCTCTCCGATCCATTGAAAGTGTTCTGCCTTGCGTCCCGGCTTGGTAGGGTCGCCCATGTTTACAGAGACGTTTTCGTCTTCTTTGATGATTTCTAGCATCTTTTCAACAACAGAAGGATCCCATCCCTTACGCTTTACTCGATCCTTTACGTCTTTCTTGCTTGGGCCAAACTTTGATCTTGGGGTGAGGTTTCTGATATGTCTTATTAACTCTTCGTAAATCTCTGCGTTCTGATGTTTCCCGAGTACGCGCTCGCCGGTTAGGCGGTAGACAGAGACGAGATAGTCAAAAAGATAGATGGCCTTTTCGACCATCTCTGGTGTAACTTCATTGAGTGCCTCATTGAGGCTGAATAGAAGAATTAACTTCTTCGTAAGCAGGTCAATGCGTGCGAGCATTTCATCAGATTGCTGTGCTGGTTCCAATCTCTCAAAGAAGTGTTGCTCAAAAAGAGACTGTGCAGCTGTTTGCCAGGTCAGTGTTCTATCGAGTTGTCCAACGATGTCTTGCAATGGCTTTACTGCAGCAGTCATGTCGATGGTTACGCCACCGATAGGAACGTGTTGCTTTGGTTTTCCTGTCACAAAGACGAACCTGTTTAGAAAACCTGACTTTGTGTCATTCTCTTGAAGTAGGCCCTTGAGTGAGTCCGGTTGGGTAGTCGTAGTAAGGCAGGCGTACGGATTTATTGCCTCGACTCTACCGCCGATACGAGAGCTGGTCCCTACTATTACCTTTGTATCTGCCAGCTGGTGAAGCGTTGACTTGAGTGTACTCCCAGGCCGCATAGCACGGGCGGTAAGGTCTGATAGTTCTGGATATTCAATAAGTCCAGTAACAGAACTGCTTCCGATGGGCTTTGACGTAACTGGATCACGAATCGTGCTGTCGAACAATGATATGAGCTGTTCTCCAGATGCAACGCCTTGCATGAGCGATGCGCCAGAGTGAATATCTCTGTTGTAAGGCATCGCCATTTCGAGAAGTGTTGTCAGGTGCTCGATGGAGCGCGATTTTCTATCTCCCGAGCGACCGATTATGCAGGTAAGAAGGTTGCCATAGACTGGTCTACCGTCTGCAACTTTCTTGTTTCGCCCAGCAGCGAGACTGACAGCAAGTATCCCATTCCAGAAGTGATACTCTTCTGCTGCGTCATCGTTGATACATAGTGCCATGTAGGTGTCAAGAAAGGTACCAGGTGTTACAATGTCGCGCCAGTTGAAGGTTGGTGCTACGAAGAGGTCATCAAATTCGAAGTCATGTGCTGATTCGACAATAGAGACGATTTCTTTTCCGTCTGCTATACCGATAACTTTTGCTACAGCATCAGTGCTAGTTTCTCCAGATTCTGGAAGTACAACAGCAGGAGGAGAAATAGGATCGGGTACCGGAACCTCAATAACAGTTGGTACATGCACTTCGGGCAGGTAAACTTCATCAGGAACTCCGGGGCTCTTTGATTTAGTAACCACGTAGCCCAAGTCTTGAACCATCTTGCGCCGCAGTTCAGGGAAGTTAGACGAAGATTTGTAGTCAGTAATTCCGAAGTGATCTGCAGCTATGTCGAACATGTCGCCGCCGACATTACAGGCAGCACAGTGCCAGACATTCTTTTCGATATTAAGCCAGGCTGAAGGATTAGCGTCTTTGTGTCCAGGTCTAGGACACGAGATCATTATGGACTCTTTTTGTCCAGGGCGTATGTTAGGGCGCATCTTTCCGCACCAGCGGATATATGCATCGACAATGGAAATCCCCGCAAGTATGCGGTCAATCTCGTTGAATTCTTCAGAGCGAGCATACTGCGCCTCTGGGATGAGGTCATCAGCGAATACAGGAGGGGCTGTCTTAGCCTCCCGGGCTAACTTTGCTAGCCTTCTTGCTTCTACGACCTGCTCAAACTTTGACAGCTCTGATTCTGTCACGCCTTCGCAAGAAGGTTGTTACCAGGAGTGAGGGCGCGCAGCGGATCGGTCGGCTTCATAACTGTTAAACCCTCTGTCATGTCGATAAAGAATGTGGGGTCATTAGGCCACTTGAGATTGCATCCGAGGGGAAGCCGAAGCAGGTTGCCTAAGTCTTTGTTTCCGATCGAGTCTTGCTTTGGGTAGACTTCTACCGACAGGTTCGGAAAACCTGTGATGGGACTGGTGTCTACCGATTTGAAAAAAATTTCAGAGTTTGGGGTTCGGGGCGCAAACTCGCAGGCCTCAAGTACAGCGAGTGCACCCTCTCTGGCAAACGAGGCATCCATTAATCTCGGCAGGAATGCATAGACGTGGACGCCCTTGTTGCCAGAGTAAGCTACAGCTACATCGAGACTGAGAAGATCTTGAACAGTGAGTGCAAGTGTCTTTGCCAAGTACATGAAGTTGATCTTCATGTACTCTCTGCGTGCCCACAGGAGGGGATCATGCAGCGGGTGTCCTGGAGGCGCTGCCTTTACATGCCAGGCGTCGCGGAGGTTTGGTTCTTCACAGAATTCTTCAGCGCTCGCCCAGGGGTCGGCCGGCGGCAGAAGGCCGGATTTTTCGAGATCAATGTCAAAGGCGAACAGTTTGCACTGATCGTCAGTGTTGACGAGGTAGTGACCGAAGCTCTCCCTGCCGGCAAGGTGTGCCTCTAGGTCAGATCTTGTCCAGGGTACATAAGGACCGCTAAACTGTCCGTCCGGTCCACGTTCTCGAACAGGAGTATATCCACGGTCATACTGACGGGCCTTGACGTCTGTTCTGGCGATAAACCTCTTTGAGATTAAGTTTACCAGCTCAGTTGACATTCAGCAGTCTCCCAGGTATTGTGTAGCCCGATAGCGCAGCCGAGCGCCTAGGGGGCACGGAAAGCCCCACCATACCGGGTGCTAACGCGCATGTCCATACGTACCGGGCGTTGACGCCATCGGTTGCATAGGTGTAGCATCATAGCTGCGTCTTCCCAGATGCAGCCGAGGCAGGGCGGTTGGTCGGTAACGAGGAAGCTGGCCAACCGCCCTGATCCTACGGTTTAACCCAAGGAGTCCGAGATGACTTTAGCTGCATCAATTTGGGACCAGGATGCATGGCGCGCTCGGGAAGATGAAGAGCGTGAAGAGATCACAGATTTAGTCATCAATCGGAAGCTAAACCACCTCCTCAGTGGAGTCGCTTCAATCCTCGAGGCGTTAGCCTCCGTCATGCAAGGGCAGGGAGACATGGAAGCAGAACTTCAGCCAGTGGTCGATGCGATCAACGCGCTCGCCACCGAAGAGGGCGAGGTTGCAGCTGCGGTCAAGACGATCGTGGACAAGGTCAACAACGGCCAGGTCGTCGTCAAGGCCGATGCTCAGGTGCTCGTCGATGCGATCAACGGAGTCACGACCCAGCTTCAGTCGGTCGTCGGCACCATTCCCACCGAAGCGGCTCCGGTCGAGCCGCCAGTCCCGGATGGTCCGAGTCCGGACGTTCCGCTGCCGACAGTCCAGCCGCCGGTCGACTCCTCGTCTGGTCAGTCCTCGCCGCCGGACCTGACCGGAGCGACTCAGTCTCCACCGACGGTGCCGGTCGAATCTGTTCAGCTCCCTACGTCGGCCGACACCGGGGAGACCCAGACGTCGGCGAGTTCGGCTGGTTCGGAATCAACGACGGACAGCTCGCAACCGCCCGTCGATCCGCAACCGACTGCTTCCACTGACGCGGCCGGCTCTACCGCCAGTGCGCCCGACTCCTCTGGTGCGCAGTTGGCTCCGTAACACTGCGCGGCAGACATGGTGCCCGAGGAGATCTCGGGACGGAGTGTCCCTACGGCTCTGATGAAACATCTGCTGCGTTAAGCAAGCCCCGCTCCTCTCGGGAGGGAGCGGGGCTTGCGCTCTCTCTAAATGCACTATATAGTGCCGACCATGCCATCTGAGGTTTGGTTTCGCTCACCACAGCACTACGTCAAAGAATTACTCGAGTGCAACGAGCGCAATATCATCTTTGACTATGGCTATATCCACAGACGCAAGATTGATCCTGTAAAGTGGTGCAAACTGCACTTCGGAGAAAATGAAGCCGCCTATCGACTTATTTTATGCGGCGAGCAGGGTAGCCCAGAATATCGCCCTGGAAACGATCTGCCGGTGGCGGTTTACCCCACCTGGCAGTATGGTGAAGACGAAGGTATTCTTGAGGAGTACCTTCAGAACAATGTCGGCAATGATGCTGACCTGACTGGAATGATTCCAGACAAAACTCTCACCATTGAGATGATTCCTGTTGCAGGCCAGGACCATCGAGTAATAGTTATGAACTTCCCAGAGCTTAACACTGGCCCTGGAAAGGTGTTTTTAAAGTTCCTCAATGACCTTCAGCTGGAGTACCCAGACGTCATTATCCACCTCCACGGTGCGACAACCTTTAGTATGCCAGTGCGGCTAGGTATTAGGGCCTTCGACTGGGAGCCACGAATTCCAGCTGCTGGCGGTGCATTTTACATGCCGACCGGCAAACGAGTTACAAAGAATGAACACAGAGAGCCTCACAAAGAGTGGCTCAAGGTACTTGGGTTCAAGCCAGTCGATATGGATGAGCCACGTAATCGCTGCATGATGAACATACGTGCAGCTGCATGGGCTGCCGCAAACTTTTCCAAGGATCTTAAGATCGTTGCTGTAGCGTCTACTGTTGACACAACGACACCTGACGCCAACTATGATCCAGAGACAGATCCAAAATCATCGCACTTCTTCAAGCGAGTTACTCCATTGCCTGGAGATAAATATGTGTGCGACTCATGTTCACTGAGCATTGCTTGCAAGTTCTATCGAGAAGGGTCGGTGTGTACGTTGCCATCTACCGAACCAAAGGCGCTTTCGTCTCGATTCAAAACTCGTGACGTAGAGTCAATTCTCGATGGATTGAGCGACATTCTTGAGATCCAGTCTGACCGACTAGTCGAAGGTCGGGAGCAGGAAAAGCTCATGGGCCTAGACCCAGAGGTTACAAAGATTGCTAGTTCTCTCTACGGCCAGGCTGTGCAGCTTGCAAAGCTTGTTGATCCGACTCTTCGAGGTGGCCCGAAGGTACAAGTCAACATCGGCAACAACGGTGGGCAGACCGCAATTCAGATGGGTGACCCTCGACAGTTCATTGCACAGGCAATCAAGGAGCTGGAGTCTCAGGGTTATCCTCGAGACCAGATTACATCGGAGATGATTCAAGGTGTACTTACTGGCGCAGGCGCTCGTCCGATGGTTCCAGCGTCGCTCGCGCCGCCAGAACCGAAGCCGTTAGTCATAGACGGCTGATGCGCTGTGGTTATCAGGTCAACAAAAGTAATAAAAGTTGGTCAGATAAAGACGTTCAAGAGGTTTGGTTCAGCCTTTCCGGTCATTAGGTTTATCTCGAACGGATTTCAGGCTGGGTCTACTACTCGCCAACAGGTCAGTCAGAAGTTTGACCAGGCCATGACGACATCGGAAAAGGTGCATGACGGTACCAATCGAGTTCGATCCCGCAAAAGTTGACTGGGAACTCGAGTGGTTAAAGCTTAACCCAGCCTTCTATGAGCGCCCAGCCACTATACGAGAGTTTCTCGGTACTGGGTACCTTGAGATTGCATCCAAGGTACGTGACGGGGTAGCTCTCGCGCTGGAAGAGATCTTCGGAACAACTGTACAGTCTCATAACATAGCCTCTGTGCAAAGAGCTATGTTTACTGGGGCTATCGGTATCGGAAAGACAACACTGGCTTCTATTGCTCTGCCTTACATGGTTCATTGGGTGTTGTGCTTAAAAGATCCGCAGGATTTCTTCAATCTGTTGCCCGGCTCGCGCATTGCTTTTATGCAGATGTCAACTTCCGAGTCGCAAGCTCGCGAGGTCATCTTCGGTGATATTTTTGCTCGAATCAAGCACAGTCCATGGTTCGTGAACAACGCACCTCACGACGAAAAGTACACCAAGCAGATTAGATTTCCAGGTAAGGATATCTGGATTCTTCCGGGCGACTCTGCAGAGACTACGTTCGAGGGTTATAACATTCTCGGCGGAATTCTTGACGAGATGGATTCTCATAAGATCACTAAAGAGAAAGATTATGCCGAGTCTGGCTATAACACAATTCATGCTCGTATTACATCTCGATTTGGCAATCGTGGGCTTTTGATCCTGATTGGCCAGATGAAGAAAGCAAATGGATTCGCTGCTGGAAAGTATGCAGAGTTCATTGGTGATCCTGGTGCCCATGTCACCCGAATGACTCTCTGGGAGTCGTTCGGCTGGAAGAACTATCTGCGGGCTGACGGAACTCGTGATTCTTTCTTCTATGATATCAAGCGCAAGTCTATCATTCCAGCACTAGTTGCTGACCTCTTAGATGAGGACCACAAAGAACATCTAATTGAAATTCCTAACGAGTTCCGAAAGGATTTCGAGAACAACCCTGAGCGCGCACTTCGAGACCTTGCTGGAATTCCACCTGCAGTATCTGATCCGTTTATCTCGCTAGTGGATAAGATCGAAGCCTGCAGGGATCGTTGGCATGCGCGGCACAACGTAGGAGACCAGTCACCTGTTTCGGATAACCCCAGTCGTGTAGAGTTTGCAGAGTGGTTCAAGGGTGGAAATGACCCTCGCCGTCGTACTTTACATATTGACAATGCATACTCTGCGAATGGTGATGGTCTTGGGATTGCTATGGGCCATGTCGAAGAGATGGTAATTACAGATAGCGGAGAAAAGAAGCCGCTTATTGTAATTGACTTTATGGCACGACTCAAGGCTCTTCCTGGTACAGAGATTATGTTCTCTGATGTCCGACGCATTATCTACTATCTCAAGGACGATCTTGGATTCAATCTCAAGTCGATTACTATTGATGGCTTTCAGTCGACCGACACGGTACAGCAACTTAGGAAGAGGCGTTTTCAGGTTGAGTACTTATCTATGGACAAGTCAACTCTTCCGTATGAAGACTTAAGAGAGGCCATTTACGAAGAGCGAATCGAGTTTCCGAAGTATGTCACACATCTTTACAAGGGCTCGGACAAGATTGTAGAGATAGCGCTTCAGGAGCTTATGGAGCTTACTGATGACGGGCGTAAGATAGATCACCCCCCAAACGGCAGTAAGGACGTCGCCGACGCCCTGGCTGGAGTGACCACAACTTTGGTCGGAAATCGCTCATTTCAGCGGGGGGTTACTTCTGTTGACGTGGGCACCAAGAGAGGTAATAATGGGCCGAGTACTCCGACTGGAAATGCTAGGCCAGGCACACTACAGCACATGCTAGATGCAATGAGTGGTAACGGACTTAAGGCTCCCTTGCCGCCTTCTCTAGGATCTGCAGGGTCTGCTATACCTCCGCATCTCCGACCTAAGCGCTAGGAGATCTCTGTGACACTGCTCGATCATCGAGGTAGGCCGATCGACATGTCGGTTTACAAGAAGCAGTCGTCTCCACCTACTGGTGAAAGATTTGGACACTGGGCAGGGCGAAACACCGATTTCATCAGTCTGCCGGGGGGCGGCATTATTCAGTTTGATCTGAATTCGCTTACCCTCAGTGACTATCGAGCAATGAGAACTCACTATCAGGTAAATTCATCTCTCTCGGTTCTGTCGTTTATGCAGCACCAGTCCAACTGGACAATCGAGCATCCTGATCCGAAGGCTGTCGACTTCATGACAGAGAATCTTTCGGCGATCTGGACACAGCTAAATCGTGGGATGAGTCAAGCTAACTGGGCTGGCTTCTCTCCCAATGTTTTGCAGTTCGAGAATGATTCTAACTCGAATGCTGTTGTACTTACAAAGATCAAGGATCTTATTCCGGAAGAGTGCGGTGTCAACTGGAAGCAGGTTGACGGATACGCACCTCCAGGAGAGGTTCCTCCAAAGCTCAAAGTGTACGACGGTATCAAGCAGTTGGGTTGGCCTCACCCGATTCCTTCGGATTGTACCTTCTGGTATCCGATTCTCATGGAGAATGGCGACTACTACGGTTCAAAGCTTCTCAAGTCTGCATACACATCGTACTTCTTTTCGATGCTGCTTCACCTGTTCTCGAATCGCTACTACGAGCGCTTCGGTGAGCCGACTCCGGTAGGGCGTGCACCCCAGGACGAGATGGTCAGCCTGCCTGACGGTCAGGGTGGCTATACGCAGATGCCTGCGCATGAGTACATGATGTATCAGTTGCAACAGCTTCGTAATCGCTCAACCGTAGTGCTCCCATCCGATCGAGACATGGATACAAACGGTCGTGGTTACTTTGACTACGATCTGCAATATCTCGAATCGCAGATGCGCGGCGCTGACTTCGAGCGGTATATGCAGCGTCTTGATGAAGAAATTTCACTGGCAATCTTTACCCCAGTTCTTCTGATGAAGACTGCTGACGTAGGCTCGTATAATCTCGGTGTTGGGCATATGCAGATGTACCTCTGGATGCTCAACGCGATCAACGCTGACCGCGCGCAGTATATCAACAAGTACATTCTTGCTCCGCTCTACAGGTTGAACTTCAACCCCAAGGGCAAGATGCCCAAGATTAGGTTCAACAAGCTAGATAACACTAACGCACAGATGCTGCAGATCATTTTGCAAGCACTGATCGGCCAGGGCGCTATCAAGTTTGACCTGGTTCAACTTGGCGAGATGGCCGGGTTGACAATCGAACAGGCACAGCAAACTCTGGCGCTGCCGACTGGACTCAAGCCAGGGGATGATATCGACCCAGATGCTCTAGGTGGCGACGAGCCTGGGACGACCACCGAGACGGACGAGCCTGGGATACTCAATCTTTCATCATCTGTTCGCCGAGACATTCTAAATCGTGTCAAGGGACAGGTCGATCGGGCGTTTAGCGATGGGGCTTTCAACGCTGACCTTCAAGTCAATATCGGCTATCGGCGTAAAATGGAGCGCGCTTTACAAGCGGATGGCGTTACCGACGCTGGAAGTGCAGCATATTCGATGTATGCACGTTTAGACGCCTGGTGTCGGGATATTACGTCTTTAGGTAAGTCGCATACGCCGGATTCTGCCAAGTTTATGAAGGAGTTCACCGGACTTCTTGACTACGAACTGGATCGGCTTGCAGTATGAATCCAGTAATGGTGAATATGGGCATACAAGGTAAGCCGGGAGTCATTTCGCACTGGTTTTGGTGTCCGGGTTGCAATGACACTCACAGAATCGAGAGTCCTCATTGGACTTGGGATGGAAACCTTGAGGCTCCTACCTTTGATCCTAGCATTCTTGTGTATAGTCACAAAAAGTTCAAGGACGGAATAGGTAGTGAGGTTATTGATACGCCTCGCTGTCACTCGTACATAAGAGGCGGCATCTGGCAATTCCTAGCAGACTGCACTCATCCCTTAGTGGGTCAGAGCGTTGCGATGGTTCCTGTTCCTGATTGGCTCGTGCGATGAGCGAACGTCCTCATAACGAGCTAAGGTGCTTCTGTGCTCGAAAGCCGTTGCTTGCGACCTATGGTGTAGACGCCAACGGACGAGTCTATGTGCATCAGAAAACATATAAGCAGAAGCGTATCTTCGCCGAGAGTATTGTTTATTCAGGTGAAGTCGTTATTCATTGTCGTGACTGTTTTCGTTGGCACAGGGTGACATTTGATCAATCCACTCACCTGCCAGTTCTAAAGGAAAATCCGCCTCCTGAAGAATTGCACGACGAAACAACCCAGCCCACCTAGTGCTTGCCTAGGTGGGGGGTTTGTGGACTACAGTGGTGCCCACTATGACCGCCTCGCTAGTAGCGCCACCGACTCATCCTTCTGTCGCCTGGTTTCACTCGGGTGACTTCGGCTTTAGTCCGACTAAGCGTTTTTCTCTCGAGGGCGGGAAAAATGTTCTGAAGCTGACCGACGTTCCTGTCTTTCGGTCAGGCGTTTTCAGAGACTCCATGGGTGAATTAAACACCTGGGAAACTCTGCATATGACGCAAATGCAGAACAATTTCGACTACCTCCGGGCTCACAAGACCTTCGAGAATGTTCCCGTGCGCCGTGGGCATGGATCGTTCTTTTCAGACGCAATGGACAGCTTAATCGGCTGGCATACTGCGCTCCGAACTCAGGACATGCAGTCGCCAGTCGATGGTGTGACCTACACCTACCTTCTCACGGACTTCTATATCTTTGACAAAGATGCCGCAGAGAAGGTCGCCGAAGACAATTGGCCTAACCGCAGCTCTGAAATTGGGACGTACGTCAACAACGCGCAAACCGAATACTGGCCTTGCTACATGGGTTTCGCGTATGTTGACATTCCAGCGGTAGAAGGTCTCAATTTCCGCAAATACCAGAAGGACGCTGGGCCGAGGTTCAGCATTCTTGTTGACGATCCAAAGGAGTTTGGCGTGACCTCACTGACCAATCCCGCAGCTCCGGCTGGCCCGGCAGCTCCGGCCTCGCCTCCGTCTCTCGAGTTGCCGGGAGCCGGTCAACCTGCTCAGTCAACTCAGCCGACCCAGCCGCTGCAGTTCAGTATCGGCGGAAGGCAGACGACCGACTATGCGGCAGTTCAGGCGCACATCATCGCCATCGAAGGTCGCAACGCCACCCTCGAACAGTTCGCTACCGAGAGTGCAGCTGCCGGCCGGAGGAACTTCGTCGCAGCCCTCGCGAGGGAAAGCAAGATTCTGCAGACTCAGGTTGGCGACGACAAGACCGGTCTGACGGCTCACGCTCTGTCGCTCAACGACGAGCAGTTCGCTGCTTTCAAGGCGATCTACGAGGCGGCTCCGTCGGCGACCGTTCTTCAGCAGCACGGACAGACCAACGGCACTGGCAATCCGATCGTCTCGGGTGGCCAGCCGAAGAACGAACGTACCGAGCGTATCAGCGTGCTGACCGAGATCGTCGCTCGGCACCGGATGGGCGGTACGACTGAGGCCGACATCGCCAAGATGCCTTCCTACATCGAGCTCCAGCAGCTGACTGCTGCGGCGAGCTAACAGAACCAGTCGCCTGAGAACCTGAAGCAAAGGAAGAAACATGCCAGACTTCGTGAGTCAAATGGGTACTCCGGTGGCACCCTTCGGTGTTGTCGAGTTCCTACGCAGTACCAAGGATCTCGGCACCGAGCCCTACACCTGCTACGCCGGCTCTATTCCGCCTCAGTACCGCGACGGCAACCCTGGAATGAAGATGCTCCAGGCCGGAACCGTCATGGCGAAGATCACTTCTGGCCCCGGCATCGGCAAGGTGGGTCCGTTCCAGTCAAGCACCGGCACTGCCGAGGTTCAGACCCTGACTCCCGGCGGAACTTACGCTGGTGCAACAGGGAACTTCGACCTTCAGGCTGCAGGCAGCGCCGACCCGCGAGACAAGGTCAACCTGCCGATCGGAGCCGTCGCCCTCGACGTACAGAATGCACTTCGGACGATGCCTTCGTACGCAGCCTTCCTTCCGACCGTGACCGGAGGCCCACTCGCAACTGGAGCCTTCACGATCACCTTCGGGGGCGGTGCCTACGACGCAGACGTTCCGGCACTGCAGTTCACCCCACACTTCACGGGCGGCACCGCCCCTGTGGCAACGGTTGCCACATCGACTCCTGGTGTCGCCGGTGACGCTGCCGATGGTCGCCAGACCTTGGCGAACATCGTCGGCCTGAACCTGACCACTCTGCCGTGGCAGCTCATGGAGCGCGACGTCGAGATCAGCGTCGTCTACGACTGCGAAGCAGTTCAGGGATGGTGCACGGAGTACGACCTGAACGGCAACCTCGTCCCCCTGTCCAACACCACGGCTGCAGCAATGCAGCGCGGGGGAGCGGCGGGCAAGATGGTCGATATCGGCTGGCACTAGGCCGAGTCGTCCATAACAGTCCCTGAGAAGGAGAAAGAAGAGACATGACTGTTCCGCTGTTGCAGCCTGCGTATCCGCCGTTCAATCGGCTGGTGCGCAAGGAGGTGTCCCTCGGGACGATCCGTGAGATGCTGCCACCGTCTGACCACATCGGCTTGGCGCAGATCGCGCCCTTCCTGAACGTGGACACCGACGATGTGATCTTCGATTACATCAAGGGTGGCCTCAGTGAAGGTCTGGCCCCCGCGCGTGCCGAGGATGCCGAGTCCGAGCTGAGCCAGAAGGACGAAGGTGCCTACATTCAGGGTCGCGCGTCCTTGATCGACTGGTCGCTCAAGGACAAGTACACCGCCTCAGATGTCACCAGGTTCCGAGATGGTCTGCTGATCGCCGAGCAGCTCAATGGAATCAATGGGCTGAGTCTGGCGCAAGGTTTCGTCGGCAACCCGGTTGCCGACTTCACTGCGCGTGTCGCTCGACACGACGCGCTTCGTCGCCGCAAGCTCGACAACCGCATCGAGTGGCTGATCATGACTGCGTTGGAGACTGGCAAGATCGTCTACAACGACGGAAAGATCAAGTTCACGGTGGACTACGGCCGTCCCGCCAACCAGCAGGATCAGGCTCCAGCCAGTGGCAACCTCTGGGACACTGCAGCCTCCGACCCGATCGGTGACTGCCTGGCGATGAACCAGTACATGTGGGACACCTGGAAGATCACGGTGGATCACGCCTACATCAGCCGTCGCATCCTGCACTCGTTCTGGAAGTCCAGCAAGTTCGTCGGAGTCTACGCGCCGATCGTAGGACTGCCGGCCGGTGGAGCACCTTCGAGTCCGATCGACCTGAACTACCTTGCTCAGGGCTTCGGTCCACAGCAGGCGCTGCAGATCCTGGAGAATTCGACGGGGATCAAGTTCACGGTCTACGACAGTGTGTACCGTACGCGCGACTTCGGTACGCAGACCTGGGTGAACAACAGGTTCACGTCTGACAACAAGATCATCTTCATGCCGTCCTTCGAGCAGCTCAACCAGATCGACGACACGGTGATCGGCTTCGCCAAGACCCTCACTTCGCCGCACCCCGAGGGCAACTGGCAGAGCGGCTACTACGAGTGGGAAGACGAGACTCGTGACCCCTGGATGCACGTCAAGGGTACGGGTATCAAGGCGTTCCCTGTCTTCCCGTTCATGGAATATAGCTACGTGATGCAGGTGCTCGCTTAAGCCTAGCGTCATCGAGGTTCCCTGAACCCCAGTCTTGAAAAGAATAGGCTGGGGTTCAGGTCTGAAGTTCGCCGAGAGAAACGAGAGAGAAGATGTCAAAGGGACCAGGGCGCGTCACCGAGACGGCTACCGCCTACAAGACCACAGGTGGCAACAACGTGCCTGCGTCTTCAGGTGTGACTGTCCAGCCTGCAGCGTCTGCGCTGCTCGATGACACCAAGGCGCCTTTCAACCACGACGGCAACGACGTGAGTGGCTACAGGAACGTGACTTCGGAGTACCGCACGTACGCCGACGTCCGCAACAAGCCGCTCTAGCAGGCATCAGGGAGCGACAGGGAATAAGCCCCCCTGACTTAAATGAGCCGTGGCAGGTCGGCCGTCCCTTAGTGAGCCTGAAAGGTTGCAGCAATGGCATACGCTGGTGTGTACTGCAAGAGTGATGATCTGCTGATTGGTGATTTAACGCTCAAAGCAGCGACTGCAGACGCAACTCTACAGAAGCACATCGACGGAGCAGCTGACAAGATTGACGCTGCCATCGGTGCGATCTATTCGACGCCTGTTGACTCGAACAGTGTAAGCCGTCCTGGCTGGCTGCTGTTAAAGCAGATCGCTATTAACATAGCGAGCGGACGTCTCCTGATGGAAAGTGATCAGGCTGGCGAAGGTACAAAGGTTCACGACTATGCCTTATATCTGCTTCAGCAGGCGGATATGGCCCTTGACGCGATTGTCAAGGGTGATGCAAACTTGCGCCCTACTGTGGAGAATGAAAACCCCGACTCCACTCGCGGCAAGGTTCTTGTCAACAATCTCGATGGGTACTCACAGGTCGAGGCTTTCTACGGTTGGGCAGCATCGCCTCCTCCGTGGTATCTGCGTGGAGGTGTTGTTCCTTATGGTAGGTAATCCTACAGTCAACAACCCTGACAACGGAGTCGGGTTCGAGGATAATCCTCAAGTCGACTCTTCACTTCCGACCCGTAGACTGTTTCCTCACGTCTTTCCGGCGAACAAGGGAGCATGGAGTCGTCTCAGGGGGCCGCTTCCGCAGCTTGGAAGTGTCTTGCAGATCATCAAGCCACCGAAGAATTAGGACAATACAGTGACAAGTGCTATGATTCAGGTTTGGGCTACGTCCGAACCTGAATCCGTACTCGGTGCTGTGCGTGGGATCGAGAATGCACTCTCTGAAGCCTCTCTTGAAGCCTGGCTCTCAGGAGAGGCCAATAGTTACATCGCAAGACGAGCTGCAGATAGGTTCGCTAAAGAGGGCGACGATGTAGTTGGTCAGTGGGAGCAGCTTGCTCCAGCAACCGTTGACATTAGGCAGTCTCAAGGCTTCGGTGGTGCTCACCCGATCAACAAGCGTACTGGCGAGTTAGAGGCGTTCATTACACAGTCAGGTGGCAAGACTGATTTAACTGGTTCTGGTGTAGAATTAGTGACACCAGGAGATGCGCCAGATGGGGAACTAGCCCTTAAGCTCTCTGTGGCTCAGTCGGGTGGTACGAGTAAGTGGGGCAATCCTATTCCAAAGCGGCCAGTTCTGGGTATCAATTCTACGGACGCTGTGACTCTGACTGAGTTGTTAGCTGTGCACCTTGAATCACAGCTTCGCTCCGGCGGTCTAGCAGGTGCTCTATGAGTCTTGACTTGACTCAGTTGGTCTTTCCTAACAACGTCGTGGAGCTTATTGCTACTCGATTTGAGGTAATCGACCCGGCACTTCTTACAGTGTTTCGCCGAGGTCTTCGCGTTCAAGACCCCAATTACTCCATAGGAGTCTCTGCTGTCGACTGGGCGCCCGTACCTAACAGCATGGAAATGATGGGAGTAGATCACTCGAGGGCTTCCACCATTGAGCAGTACCTTCTTTCTGTTGAGGCCTTCGTCAAGATGGAGGATGAAGAAGAAGCTCTGATTGCCCACTCCGTAATTAGCAAGACAATACGGACTATCCTTGCCAGTGACGTACCCCTTCGTACACAATTGGGCGGACTGACGTGTACCTTCAACGGTGAAACCGAACGTCTCAAGAGATGGTGGGTTCATCGAGCAAGGTACCACAGTAAGAACATTTCTGGAACGAATATGTACGCAACCATCAACGACGTGATGCTTGAGGTAGAAAAGGTGACAGCATGACAGAAGCAACTGACCTTGCATCCGTCGAGGATGGCATCGAGGAAAGGCGGCGCGTCTTAGCTGCCCTCAAGGCGCAGGAGGCAGCGCTGGTGACAACTGCTGCACTCGATGATCGCAGCGAGGCACTTGCTGCCGAAGAGCGCCTGCTCGATGCGCAGATCGACGAGCAGCTCAACGTCATCGCTGGGCATGCAGGCATTCCTTCGACTGACATCGCAGACGCGAAGCAGAAGATGCTCGCAGCTGTCGAGCAGCAAGTCAGGGATCAGAAGGCAGCGGATGATGCAGCTGCTGCCGACGTAGAGGCGGCAGACGAGCAGAGGCGCAGGCAGGCAGAGGCAGATGCCAAGCAAGCAGCCGAACAGGCTGCGTCCGATGCGCAGGCGCGGCTCGACGAAGCCCTTGCGGCAAGTCAGCAGGCTGTTTCGACGGCACCTCCTGCCAACCTTCCGCCTACGCCGGCAGAGACGGTACCGACGACTCCGTCGGTACCTGACGACAGTTCAGGCCAGCCTTCGGATACTTCAGGCGGCACTGGTGAACCTCCAGTGCCGCCACTTCCGCCGGTACCAACTCCACCAGCACCCGCAGATGCGGCGGCAACTGACACCGGAAAGGACGCCTAAGTCATGGCGAACGGTTACTCGTCCCAGGCGGGGCATGTCATCTTCCGCACTCAGTCCGCTCAGGGAACCCTCGCGGCAGACCTGGCAACTGCTGGCGTGGCGATGAAGCTTACGGGCGGTTCACTCGGACCTTCTCGTACCCTCATGGTCCCGACGCCTGAGATCGGAGGCAGTCGAGACATTCCTGACGCCTACCTCGGCCCGGCGATCTGGGAGGGGCAGTATTCCTTCTATACCAGGATCAACTCGTTCCTTACCCTGTTGGCTGCGGCCCTCGGAGTGGTGGGTACTCCAGCCACGACGACGGGGGTCACAACCCAGACGATCACTCCGTCTGACGGAGCGGCACTACCATTCCTCAGTATCGAGGAGTCGATTGGCGCAGGTCTGGAGACCTTCGACTACACCGATGGAGTCGTGAACAACCTCCACCTCGAGGCTTCGGCGGATGGTTACCTCATGGGTAACGCAGACATCATTGCCATCAAGCAGGTTGCTGGAGTTACCCCGACCGATCCGACCAACCTGTACGACAACGGCTTCCTGACTGTCGGGACGAACATCACCCTGACGTACAACGGAGTGACGATTCCAGTCAAGAACTACAAGCTGGATATCAAGAACAACTTCGAGAACAACGACTACCGCATGGGAAGCTTCTATGTCGGCTCCCTGGTGCCCAAGCGACGCGACGTGACCGGGAGTTTTCTGTTCCGTCCTGCCGATTCTGCGCTGTTCAAGCAGGCGGTCTACGGAGCTTCGACGGCTACACAAGCGGGCGGTCTGACCACCAAGCAGCAAATGGTGATCACCATGACCACCTACGAGTCGATTCCAGGCGGAACCCCAACCACGTCATACAGTCTGACGTTGACCCTTCCGAAGGTAGCGTTCCTGCCGTTCTCGTTCGCACCATCGGGGGACAACATCATCGACACGGATATCAGCTTCCAGGCGTTGCGGCCGGCGAATGCAACCAAGCTGATCACGGCCGTCGCCAAGACTGACCTGCTCCTCATTGCCTAGTCGGCAACGCTAGACATCGAAGCGTCGTTCGCCTACCATGGGCGAGCGGCGCTTCGCTGCTTGAGGATAAATCCCAAAGACTCTGAAAGGGTCACACATGGACACTGCGCTACCAATCATCCCGCCGCCTGGAACCGATCTGTCCGATACCGAGCAGAACATGCTCCGTGCAGGCGTTGCGATTGACGAGCCTGGCTTCGAGGACTACTTCGGCTTCGAAGAGACGCACAAGTGGTTCTTCCCTGACGGGAAGCAGTACATCGAGTTCAAGATCATGAACGACGGAGCTCGCGGTCGCTACCAGCAGAAGACATCGAAGGACGTCCGTCTGTTCAAGACGTCTGGCGACGCAAGCATCAAGGTCGATCCGAGCCAAGAGCGTACGATCCTCTTCGAAGAGTCTATCGTCGGCTGGTTCATCGTCAAGAAGAATCCCGAGACTGGTGAGTGGGATGCTCAGCCCTTCGACCGCGAGGGCAAGCCTAAGCCGGGAGGCAACTTCGACAAGTGGCGAGCTCAGGCCAACCCGGTCTGGATCTCTGACCTCGAGGCAGCTATCCGCAAGGCCAACCCGTGGCTGCGAGCCGAGCTGACCGTGAAGGATATCGACGAACAGATTGCAGAGCTCAATGTCATGCGCGAAGAGGCGGTGAAGCGCGAAGAGGGAAAATAAGGTTTAGAGCCAAGGCCGAGTTATACTTTCAAGGCCAGCCGCTCACGAACCTGCCTACTTCAATCAAGCTATGGCATAGATGCAAAGCGATGAAGTGGGCACACCTCCCCGTTGCAGGTGGTCTCTATGACCAACACCCTCAACTCATAGACGAGTGGGACATTCTCTTCGAGATGGATGCCCACTACCAGCTACAGAGACAACGTCAACAAGAAGCAGAGATGAAGAATAGGAGATAGGCATGCAGGAACCTTCAGTCGGTCGAGTGGTTCACGTCCTCGTGGACAGAGCTCAGAACAACGGCAGCGATGTCGCCCCCGCCGTGCTCACCAGGTGCTGGGGAAACGAGGCGTCGCCCGAGTATCACACGGTCAATCTCCGCTTGCTTCTCGATGCTCACCCGAGTGATCGAGAGTGGAAGACCTCGGCACGGCTCTTCGAAGATCGTCAGGCCGCCGAGAGGTACTGTCGAGAGACAGCAGAGCAGGTTCACGAGGGCTACGCCGGAGGTGCGGATGCTGCCTATGCGAACTACCTGAACAGTGGCATGTTCGCGTTCTGGCCGCCTCGCGTCCCCTAGTTTGAAGCGAACCGCCCCGGTGCCTAAGCTGGTAGGTGCCGGGGCGGTTTGCTATTCTGAGCACACCTTGTTGGGCGCCTGAAGCCCGTAGTGGTTTCGAGTACCCTAAAGGTGGTGTCCGTTGGAAAGCTACCTAAACATTACGATCAGGGTAGCAAAGGCTCAGGCCGAGGCGGCACTCGCCTCGCTGCGCGGAGAGATAACCGGCCTAAACTCTGCTATGCGCGGAGGCGCTGGATTCAATACTGCTACAAGTGTTGCAGGTGTTGATCGACTCACTGGGAGTATCCGCTCTGCTGGTTACGCGCTGAGTGCGACATTTACAGCACCACTGTTACTCGCGGGTCGTTCTCTGCTTAGTTTTAGTCTGGCTAACGAAACTGCAATGGCCGACCTCAAGAAGGTTTACGGTACTAACCCTCTAGCTGATTACAGCAAAGATGTTGCCGCGCTCGGAAAGAACTTCGAGGCTTTAAGTAACGAATATGGCGTAAACCAGACTGAGGTAATCAAGATTGGTGCCGCTTGGGCAGCGGCTGGAGTTCAAGGTGCAGCGCTAGCGCGTTCTGTTGACAACACACTAAAGACTATGGTCATTGGTGATATCAACTCTGCACAGGCAACCGAAGCACTTATTTCAATTCAGGGGCAATACGGAGCAAGTGCGTCAGATCTGACAAAGATTCTCAATGACCTCAACGTCGTAGAGAATACAACTGCAATCAGTATGGAAGGGCTCATAACAGGTTTCCAGCGTGCTGCTGGTGCAGCTGCGAATGGTGGAGTAACCTATAGAGAGCTTGCCGCTTTACTTGCTGCGATCACTCCTTACGCTGGTACGGCAGCGCAGGCTGGTAACAGCCTCAAGACGATTATCTCTAATCTTGAAGCTCCATCACATGCTGCGTCCGAGGCGCTAAAGCTTGTCGGTATAAACATTGCAGATACCGGATGGAAGTCTGCTACTGCTACTGACAAGTTGAAGGAAGTCGCAAAGGCCTTCGAAAATCTGAGTGATGCCCAGAAGAATGTCATCGCACGACAGTTGTCTGGCGCGTTCCAGGTCAGTCGATTCGATGTCCTTCTTCGAGATATTGCATTAAGTCTTGACAAGACGACAGCTGCGCAAAGCCGGTATGGTAAGGCGATGGCTGCGACCATCGACCCGACTGTTAATGCTGAGGTTGCCCAAAAAGAGCTTCAGACTGTTCTTGATTCTAACCCGAAGAAGTTGCAGATTCTCGGGGATATGATGAAGAACAACCTTGCCGATATTCTCGTCAAGTTGCTGCCTGTTATAATCAGCATCGTAGCAGCTGTAAATAGTCTTGTAACCTGGTTCAGTAATCTCAACCCCAACGTCCAGAAGGCCGTTGGAATCTTCCTGTTGCTGATGGCGGCACTTGGGCCAGTACTTCTGTACCTTTCCGCTCTGCGAGATGTCGCACGTTTTGGCGGTGACGCACTCTTCTTCTTCCTGAAGCCATTAGGGCTCATTCCGGCTGCATTGAGTCTAATCCTTGCTCCCGCTCGTGGCGCTATGGCGCTCATTGGTGCTATAGGAGCACTGTTCACTTTCAGCGGACGACAGGCTACGACTGGCGCGGTTCAGGTTGGTGCCTCGGTAGCCGAGATGACTGCTAGTATCTCGGCTAACACTGAGATCATCGCAGCAAACTTGTTTGAACTTATAAATGTGATCAGAGAACAGTTTGCGCAGATGTTTCTTATTCTGCGATCCATAGCTTCCGCTGGGTTCGGAACAGTTGCCGAGGAGGCAACTGTTGGCATGGCAGCAACTGATACTGCAGTAGCAGCTGGGCTAGATCTTGTAGTCGCTACCTTCACAACAGGCGGTGCTTCCATAGTTGCAATCTGGACTGCAACTATGGGATTCATCTTTAATGAGACTGTAGCCGGTATGGGTACGATAAATGCCGAGGCAGCTACAGGCATGGCAGCTCTGCTAGGAGAAACTGAAACTGGATTAGTTCTTTGGAATGCTGAATTTGCAGCAGCACAACTTCGCAATACTGTAATCATAAACGAAGGGTTCTTAGCTCAGGTCAGTGCAACTCGAGCTGGCATGCTAGCCATTGAAGGTGAAACAGCAGCCGGTGCAGCTGCAGCTAGTGGCGGGCTATTGAGTGGTTTGGCACGAATTCCGGCACTTATACTCGGATTCTTTATTGGCCTACCGGGTAAAATCGTGGGGCTTTTAGTTGGGCTCCCCGGAATGTTGCTACGGGTAATAAGCGGCATTGCACCGGCCATCCTGACGGGCGGGCGGGCTATCCTAGCCGCACTTACAGGCCCGATCGGGATAGCTATTGCCGCTGTCTTGTTAGCAGTCGCACTATTCCGTAAGCAGATCGAAGAAGGCTGGGACTCAGTCGTTCACTGGTTCCAGTCAGGCTCAAATGCCGTTGCAGGTGCGTTAGCTCCTTTGGTCAATGTCTTTTATGACGCAATCAGTCTTGTTATTAAGGGATTCGATGCTTTGCCACAGGGTGTCCAAAGCGCCCTTATGGCTGTGGTGAATATCGTCAAGTCTGCCGCTGAGGCTGTTTACAGTTTGTTCAGCTACCTCAACCCCTGGGCGCATCACTCTCCTTCGCTGGTAGAAAACGTAACAACTGGTATGCAAGCTGTCATGGCACAGTTTGCGCTGCTAGAAGATGTCTCTGGGCCAATTGACAAGGCGTACAATGACATCAAGCGCTTTGGTTCTGCGGTAGCCGCACTTGAAGGACACTCGAATACCATTACGGTAAATGCAGACGTCGCAAATATTCGGAAAGCCGGAGGCGGTACTGGTGCGGTAAATGCTTATCTAACCGAAACAGCAGATGTCGCAGCATTGACTGCGCGCCAGGCTGCACTCAATGCTGCAATGAAGCAGCAGCAGGCGATCGTTGATAAGCTAGACTCCGGCATCAAGGCTTATAATCAGCAGTTAGCTGCTCAGAATGCAATTTTGGCCCAGTTGCAGGAAACTCAGTCTGCTGCACAGGAGGGAATGAGCCAGGCACAGTCGGATCTTCAGAAGTACCAGAGCTATGGTATCATCGGACAGAAGGCTATGTCGGATGCGATCTTCGAATCTCAGATGAAGGAGAAAGACCTTCAGCTGCAGATGATGAAGATTGAAGATGTTACTGGGCCAATGCAAGATGTTCAGTCCCGCATGCAGGCACTGCAGGGCTCGATGGACGCCTTGAGAGGGACATCTAAGGCTCTCCGTGAGGCCGGCGCTTCGGCTGATATTACTGGTGTCTATGATCAGCAAGTGACTGCTATGCAAAAGCAGTACGATGATACAAAGAATCAGGTTGCTCAATACGACCAGTTAAATCAGCAGCTGACTGACGCTCAGCGCAAGACTCAAGAGTTGCAATTACAGGATAGTCTGACTTATGATCCGCTAACGAAGCAGATCAACGATGCTGCGACAGCGATGAAGGAGTTGCCGTTCGATCAGATTCTTAAGGGTGTAACTGATTCCAAGGCAGCCTTGGATCAGTACACAAGTCAGTATGACGCAGCAACCGCTGCGGTCAAGGAGCAAGAAGAAGTTATCAAGTCTATCACCGCTAAGCGTGATGCACTGCAGGCAACTTATGACACCGAGAACGCCAAGCTAGACCAGCTTAAGAAGGCTTATCAAGATGTCGGACAGGCGATTAGTGATGTAAACGCCGAGTTGCAGAAGTTAACCTCATCTGCGAACAACATTAACCAGGCTGCAGCTGCCGCAGCCAAGGCTGGCAAGGCGGGCAGTAACCTTGATAAGAACTTCGCCGCCGCTGCCGGGGGTAATTTCCCATCTGCTATCGGTACTGGTGATATCGCCGGAGGCAAGGCTGGTGATATTGCAGGTATTGACGCACTTACCAAGCAGGCGCAGGAAAATCTACAGAACGCTCTTGGCAAGCTTAATCCGTTCGGTGGGATAAAGAAGAAGTGGGATGAGTTCACGGGGTGGTGGACAGGTACTGTAACGCCTGGTGTTTCTAAGTTGTGGCGACAGGTTACGGGTAGCGGCACAGTGTCCGGAGCAGCTTCTAGTGCTTGGGACGGACTGGTTCGAGGTTTCGAAGCAGCAAACAAGTGGCTCGAGCCGTTGTGGCGACAGTTGAGTATGCTCTGGGCACTCTTTAAGCCTGATGTGGTTAAGTTTTGGCATGATCTGCGTGATGCGTTTATGCAGATCGGAAATGATATTGGGCCAAAGATTCTACCGTTACTGCAGTCGCTTGGGCATCTGCTACAGACGCTGTGGCCCGCAGTTAAGTTGCTTGCCGAGATAGTTGGGATCGTGCTTGTCGCAGCTTTGAAAATAGCTGCGGATATCTTCGTTAATGTTCTTGGAACAGCACTTCACACCATTATCGCAGTTCTCGGTGATGTTATTCGGATCATTACTGATGTTGTGAACTTTGTCACTGACATTATTAATGGCGACTGGGCAGCAGCCTGGCATGACGCGGTTGATTTCGTAGAGGCAACCTTCTCGTTGATTGGTCATATCATCGAGGGTGCCGGCAAGTTAGTCTGGGGTATCGTCAAGGGATTCGTAACTGGTATTGTAGACTTCTTCAAGTGGCTCTACGATGTTCTTGTCGGACACTCCATCATTCCTGACTTGATCAACTCTATTGTAGATTGGTTTGGTGGTCTGCCTGAAAAGCTGCTAAAGGCCCTTGAGAATTTAGGCAAGCTACTGGTCAATCTATTTGCTAACGCCTTCGACCTTGTTTACAATAACATGAAGGCTCACTGGGCTACGATACTTGCATGGACTGTAGGCTTGCCTGTAACACTGATAGCCAAGTTGGCAGGCCTTGGTGGCAAACTAGCCAGCTGGGCGGCAGGGGCATTTGACTCTGCACTTAATGCCTTCAAGACGCACTGGCAGTTAATCCTTAGCTGGGCAACTGGTATCCCGGTTGCACTTATCCAGGCTGCTTCTAGCCTTGCAGGAAAGTTGGCTAACTGGGCAGCTAATGGTATTGATACAGCACTCAATGCTTTCAGGACTCACTGGCAGATACTTCTCAGCTGGGTGACTGGACTCCCCCATAGTATCGTGACATCTCTAGGAAATCTTGGAAACCTGCTTTACAGCGTAGGCGGCGATCTCGTTGGTGGCATCAAGCGAGGAATTGAAGACTCTTGGCACACGGTAGTTGACAGTATTTCGGGACTTGCATCCCATTTGCCTAGCCCAATCAAGAAGTTCTTTGGAATCGCTTCGCCGTCGAAGCTAATGGCGAAAGAGATCGGTGGCCCTCTTGCTCAAGGTATCGGAGTAGGCTTTATCAACGAGAAGCCCTTTATCCTTAACCAGATGAAGGATATCTCGAATGCAATCAGTGCATACAAGTTTGCTACCCCGGTCCTTCCGGCTATCGGAACTTTGCCCTCGATTACTTCGTTTGCAGGAAAAATGCCTGCACCTACAGTTCCTCCTCCTCCACCGCCGCCGCCGCCGGTTTCTCCACCTACTACGTCAGCTTCCAGTGAGGGCAAGTCAACAACTTTACATGTTGACAAACTGGTGTTACCTAATATAACGTCTGGTGCTGATGCACAAGAGTTGATTGACGCCCTCGAAGCACTTGCGAACGGAAGTCGATAGATGGCAAACACGCTCGTACGGTTTCTCGGTGGCCCGGCTGGTCTAGGCGGACCAGTAGGAAAGCGTGCTTCTCATCGACTGTCAGATGGAACACTGGTAATGGTGGTAGCGGACGCCAACAGGTCTGGAGTTTCTGGGGCAGCTGGGGACAACTCGAACACTCAGAAACTTTATATCTATAGCTCTCCTGACGCCACAACTTGGACATTGAAGGCAACTCTCGCTACCACGATCACATCTGCTAGCAGTATCCTTGGTTATTCGTCTGTTGTTGATTCTGCCGATAGTGTTCACATCGTCTGGATTGACGGCGGCGCTGCGGTAAAATGGGTTAAGGCTACCTATAGCGCTGGAGCATTCACACTTGGAGCTGCGGTAACTGTTTACACGTCAGCTTCTAACTTTGTAGCATCTAGAGTAGATATCGACTGCTTTTCTACGACTCAGCCTATCATCGCAGTCTATACACAGTCGACGATTGGCACAGGGGCTGCTCTCGGCGCAAAGGCGTATGCATTTCTTCTTTCAACTACTGGCACGGTTCTCTACACCAAGTCAATTCAGATACTGTCGGGCGTGAATGCCAAGGCGTATTCTGATGATATTACAATCACGGCTACTCACGAGACAGTTTCATCCAATAAGGGCAGCTGGATGATGATCGCTTCGGCGCAACCAGCTTCCGGTGTAGATAGTGGTGACTACCTCTGGGTTGGCCAAGTCAATACGAATACTGGCGCTGAGATCAATTTCCTAACTGACAGTGCTATACCATTGTCAGGAAAGCAGTATCGTAAGTACATGCTCTTTTGTGCTGATGGCTCAAAGGAGCTTGTCTATGGCGTAATAACTGCTGGCACGGGAGCAGTGTACGGCTATCGCAGAATGAACATTACTTCAGCGGGAGCAGTTACATACCAGAGTAGTTTAGCGACTACCGCACTTAGTGGTTACGTTCCAGATGCTCCAGGTGTCAATGGGTACATCACTGCAACAATGCAGTATGTCGATAACACTTACTGTGCGATGACCTATGCCTTTACGCAAGCAGATACGAACTGCTTTAATGTAACGGCGCAGACAAAGACTGGAGTGTTTCGTGCGAATGCGCTCACTCTAGATCAGGGCATTTCGCTAACAGCCAACGCTGTCGGCTGTGTTTCCGGGGGCAATAACCGCAACTTCAACAGAGCTCAGATCAACTTCCTGATTCATTATTACGCACACGTCTATCAGGCTCGTTGCGTGTTTCCGAGTCTGCCTAACGCGCCTGCTAATGTCATTCCGTCGTCTGGAGCGACTGTCCAAACTGCGCTCCCGTCAGTGGGGGCAGATTTCAAACTTCCTTACTCGACTCCGTCAGGCGTTGTGCAACAGTTCTACTACATCGCAAAAGACGCTGGCCTAACAACAAGTCGAAAGTCTATCTTAAGTCCGAATCTCTACACCCCACAGTTTACCGATGTGGCGCACGGGCTTAAGGTATCAGACCTTTACTCACCGACAGACCTGTCCCTGGAATTAACCCAGGGTGTTTGGTACATCGGTGCTTACACCTATGACGAGTGGCAAAGGTTCAGTGTTGTCTCTGCGGTAACGAGTTTTACAGTTTCTCATCCACCGTCTGGCGCAAACCTTCATCCTACGGGTGGACAGATACTTTCCTATGGTGCCGGAACGGTTACGCTAGCCTGGGCCTTTACTGATCCCTACATTAACGACCACCAGTCAGCGTTTCAGGCACAGATTCAGACGACCGCAGGTGCTAGCGTCTACGATTCGGGTAAGGTTACATCTTCTAGTGGGTCGGTGAATGTTGCGGTCTCATCGACATACAAAGACGTTCAGTTGCAGTGGCGCGTTATGCTTTGGGATAAGGATGGTGTAGCTGGAGCGTTCTCGGGATGGCAGGTATTCTATGTATCTGATCCGCCCGTAGTCACGGTTACGTCGCCAACTCCTGCCCAGGTCTTTACTACTGGAATTCCAGTCATCACGTTTACCAATGGCATCGGAGGCAGTAAGTCTCAGGCCAGTTACGCTGTACAGATCTACGATGGTGTCACTGGACAGTCTGTCTATTACGCCTTGGTATCAGGTACCGCACTGTCGCACACCCTCCCAACTGGAGTAATCCACAACGCGAAGTCATACACAGTCGTAGTTACAGTCACCGATACTCTGGGATTGTCGTCCTCGAGTGTTCCGGTAGGCTTCACGACCTCCTGGACGCCGCCAGCTGCAGCTGACATTGTGCGAGTCTATCTCTACCGTTACATTTCTGACGGCTATGTGTTCATCGGCTGGAGTAACCTCAATTATGACTCTCGCTTTGTTGCTTGGAACCTGTACAGGCGAGCAGTAGGTGATAGTCTCTGGGAGCTGATCAATAGCACTTCTGATGTTCAACTCACTTACGGCTACCGTGATTACGACGTAAAGGCAGGTAAACTTTATCAATACGCAATCACTCAGGTAGTCAATGTCCTAGGTGATCAGATTGAATCAGTACTGGCACCTGGCGCACAGGTGTCTATCCCGTCTGCATCTTATTGGTTAATTGATTCTTTGGGTATATTTGATTCAGTACCAATCTTCAGTGTTACAGCGGACAAGTACACAAACGAACAGGATTCAGCAACTTATACAGTTGTTGGTCTCGGTCGCGTTGTGGACGAGGGAGATATTCTCGGCGTAAATGGATCAATGACAATCGAGGTGCGCGACAAGGCAACTGGCCTAGTAGCCTCGATTAACCAGTTCCTCAACCCAGCAATGCAAGCCGCAACCTTTGTAAACCAACCAGACAACTGGACTATAGCTGGCACCGGATCATTCGGTGCTATCTCAACTGACTACTACACTTTCTACGAGCCGGCTCCCAACGGAGAGCTGATTAATTTCGTAATGCGTGCAAGTGCTCTTGGAAATGGTTCAGGTGATGCGCTAACAATTTCGCAACTGATCACATCGGACAGGCTGCCATGTGTTCCCGGCTCTACGTTCAGTCATACCGAGTGGTATGCAGTTGAGCCTGTTGTTGGCAACGTGCTAAGTCTTCCGACTGTAAAGTCCAAGGTTACTTACTACAACAGTGCAAATGCTGTCATCAGTACTGAGACTATCAGTGCGAATCGAGTTGACACTTACGAACCGAGTAGTTCTGGAGATCTCAACACTGGCTCGTGGGCTCGATACGAGGCGTTGCACAATATGCCTCTGCTGACTGACCATATGACGGTTCAAACTGTAATCCAGAGTACCGTCTCTGGTGGGTACGGTCTCATTACAGGTGGCTCACAGCTTGAAGCAAAGACCACTCCCTACTTTGATGGCAATTCTCGAGGTGCTAACTGGACCGGTGCAGCAAATGCTTCTTCGAGTTACACGAGCGGGTACTACACTGCGACAAATCAACTCGAAGATATTCAGACTATCAAGAACATCGGCAGGCCGTTGTATTTAAAGACTCCATTCGGTCAGTCGTTTTATGTGAAGCTTCCCAACAATGACTTTGATCGGATGGCTGGAGTAACGGCAGAGTTTGGTACGATGACTCTACCGTACATTGAGGTGGCTTTCTAGTGGGAAGTTTTGTCTCGACCTCGGTTATCAATGCGATTCTTTCTGGTAATACCTCTGTAACACGCCGGGCCGAGCTTTATGAAGCTGATGGTGTTACGCCGTACGTATTGGGGCCAAAGGTCAAAGATGGTACGGTTACGGTGGATTACACTCGTGTAGATCGGCGGAACTTTGATCTAACTCTGGACAATACAGAAGGACTGATCATCCATGATCCTGTGAATGGTCTTTGGTATGACAAGATAATCAAGGTGTACAGAGGCGTTAAATATCAGAATCTTAAGCGTAGTCCATCACTCGCGCTACTCGGTCTTAGTAGTTCCGGTTCTGATGTAATTGTAAATGCATTCAGACGTATCGGTCTAACCGATTTTACCTTTTTTCCAGATACTGCTTCGTTGCAAGTTGGAGATTTACTTGGGTTCGACATAGTCGTCGGTTATTCAAAAGACTCTGACTTGTCAGCTTCTGTTGCAGCGTTACTGTCTGGGGTCTATAACGCAAGTGGGAACGTACTTAGCGTCTGCAACTTTGCCACAAGCGCAAGTGTTCCACTGATCGCTACAACTGCAATACGAGGCCTATCGACTGCCTGGGACGTTAATCCACCGATCTATGACAACTTGTTTCAATCTAAGTTCGCTAGCTTTAACACCTCTGCTACCAACGGCGAGACTATAATCTCGACCGTTGCTCCTGGGGTTCGCGTAGTCGGCACTACGACTTTTGCAAGCAGTCAGTCACCGTCTATCCTCGTGGCTCAGAATTCAAGCGGTGGTCAGTGGCTGCACTACCATCCGCAGATTAACCTAAACTTCACTCCTCAGAGTAATGTCGGATTGTTTCTCATCTTGTTTCAAGCGTTTATCAGCTGGCTATATAGCTACGGTGCAACTGAGCAATACGAAACACAGGTCGGCGAGTTCTGCATCGACAAGATTAGCGAGCCGAGATTTCCACACGAGATCAAGATCTCAGGCAGGGATTATGCCAAGCTGTTGAGTCTGAGCAAGTTCGACCAGACTGTTACCTTTGTGGTCGGTACAAGTGTTGATCTGCTTGTTCAGGCAGAGGCTGCAAATGGTGGCGTCTATAAATGCAAGCTCGCAGGTGATGGAGCTGTTTTGCCTGGCGATCTAACCTTCGGGCGAGGCTCAGATCGCATGACAGCTATCGTTGCCATCTGTGCATCCGTTAATCAGGAAGTATTCTTTGACCCGTTCGGCTTTATTGTTACTCGCGCCTTCCTTGATCCTGCAACTTCGCCGATTAGTCTCTATCTTAACCTCGGCGGTATCGAGGCGAATATTGTCAGTATGGAAAAGACATCGGAAGACAGTCGCCTGTTTAACCGGATTGTCTGTACTGGCGCATCCGCGTCAAACTCGGTGCAAGGGTTGACCTACGAAGGAATAGCCGAGAATCACGAGCCGTCGTCTCCGACGCGAATCGAACGACTAGGAGAACGATCAGACTTTATTGACATGCCGACGTTTACCTCCGATGCACAGTGCGCCGCTTGGGCGTTGAGCATACTAAAGGTTTCCGCTCTTGAATCGTATGACCTCAACTACAGTTCTCGCGTGTTTCCTTGGCTTGAGGCAGGCGAGATAACTCAGTACGTAGACACCTTTAACAGCAGTGATCCAGCTAGGTACCTCTTGACTAACTTCAATATTCCGTTAGCACTGGCTCCCCAGACGGGCAATGCTAAACGAGTTTCGATTGTGGGCTGAGTGATGCCAGCAAACTTAAACGATTTCAACACTGCGGTCAGACTTCATCAGATTATCACAAAGATCATCGACCGTCAGCTCAGAAAGTTGAGACCACTCCCTCGCTACGGAACAGTGACTGGAGCGGTCAATCCAACTACACAGAAAGTATTAGTACAGATAGGTAGAGACACGAACTCGATTGCGATTCCCTGTTCACCCTGGATGACTCCGACTGTCGGTAGTTATGTCAGAATTGAAGGTCCAGACTCTGATCTGTTCATCACGCATGTGCTAAAAGGTGGAATTGTACCTGGACCGTAGGTAGGACTAGATAGAGCTTGAAACCGTTCACTTGACGGTGATTATACCATGACGAGGAAAGTACGTGCGTCGTCAGGAGTTGAGATCCAATTGACTGCGATACTTCTCCATAAGGGGGGTACACCTTATCGTACCTGTCAGTCAGGCCATATCTTCGGTGTGGTCTGTGATTAAGAGAGCGGCACGGGCTACCAAAGATCCGGCACAGAGGCTTCGGATTCTCTGGTTTGTTCTAGGCATAGCTGTGTCCTTAGTCTTTATGGAGATAGGCGGCGGATATGCTTTTGCCGGGAAAGAGGGGACTCTTGTTCCGACTGCGTTCAGGGTCATCCTTCTCGGCGGGCATCTGCCTGGCGGCTTTCACACTCACGGCTGGATCATGGTTTTACTTGGGCTTCTTCAACTCTGGGGAATATCCTCAATCTCTCAGCGCTGCAACCGCTGGAACTGGAATCTCGTACAGGTCTCGGCATACGGTCTCATCGGCTACTCGATCTGGATTACAGTTGCTTTTGCCGGAGGGTCACTACTTACCCATCAGTACAACGCAGCGATCTGGTTCTACCTATTCACTGCAATTATCGCAACTGCAAAAACTCTCCTCCCCCCGCCGTTCAGGAGATAATTCGAGCGTGCATCATCTGTTAGCGGGTGTTCTTGACTTTCTCACTGCAGATGCTTCTAGCGCTCCATCTTCACCTAGTCCATCTCCGGTGCAGCAGGGTTCACCAGATACGACTGCAATCAAGGTTGCAATTATCTCAGCGGTAGGACTGGTTCTTTCAGTATCAGTTCCATCGCTTGTCGCAACCTTTAACCGGAATCGAGTTGAGACTCCTGTTGTTGCAGCTGACAACTTAGAGAAGGAGTTGCGCAGGCGAGCTGAAGCTGCTGAAGCTCAGCTCGTAGAGAAAGACAAGGAAATTCATCAGCGGTCGATTGGTACACAGCTTAGAGATGAAAAGATAGAGAGGCTTGAGAATCTTCTTTGGTCTCACGGTATTAACCCAGCATCTGAACCGCCGTTAACAGCTTCGGGGGGAGCTAAAAATGACTCATAGCGTAAGTGTAAGTCGTAGACGCAGGCTTCCGAGATTTCCGTTCTTCAAGGACGAGAAAGTTGTCCCTGGCCTTACAACGGCTCGCGTGATTCGTTTGTTTATTATTACAGTTGTACTTGCTCTCTTGGTCTTGGGCTACGCAGTCAACAAGGTTGTTGACCTCCAGGATGGTCTCCGAGATACCATTACAAACGGGCGGGCCGCTCGTTTGGCGGATCAGAGGCGCACTGATGCACTGATCAGAGCGAATCAGATTCGTGACGATAAGGCGATCCAGGATCTCGTCTGCTTTGCTGTTTCTGATGTTCCTCCAGGAAGGTCAGTGAAGGCTGATGAGTTTCGCGCGAAGTATAAGTGCCCGCCCTACAAGGCAACAAAAGCTGGTTCGGTCGGATCGGCTAGTGCGGCTCCGGGGGCACCTAGCACGGCTGTTACCGTATCTAGCAGCCCAGCGGCGGTACCCAGCGCGTCCGTGACGGCATCCTCTAGTCCTAGCGGGTCAATGTCACCAATCCCCACAGCTAGCACGTCGTCCTCGCCGATAATAAATCTTTCAAGCATCCTATGTTCGCCTCGAACTCCATTGTGTAGGTAGGAGAAGTCATGAGTGGTCTCGATATCGAAAAGGCTTGGCATCCAGCGACGGGCAATCCACGACTCGCCCACTGTATCCTGCAGGGAATGAGTGAGCTCAACACACTCTTCCCAAACAGAAGCCAGGGAGCCCAAGAGGGAACTGAAAGTGATCCTGCTCATCAGGCGCAAGGAAGTGCTTCTGACCACAATCCGAACGCAGCAGGTGTAGTCAGAGCTTGGGACATCGACGTCACAGGCAATGACTTCGATCCTCATGCTCTGGCCAACTTTCTCCAGTCACTGATGGCAAAGCACTTCAAGATGTTCGGCTCTACTGGGTATGTGATCTTCGACCATCACATCACAACCTGGGAGCCTTGGGCTCAGTGGGTTGCTTATACCGGCAGTGATCCACACACTGGTCACATTCACGTCTCGTGCGGTAGTCTACCCGCCGAGTATGACGACATGACACCCTGGAACCTTGCCTCTGCGTTTCAGGCGCCAGTACCTGCAACGCATCCGAATTCAATCTCAAAGATGATCGAAGGAGAAGGACCAATGCTCGTGCAAAGTGCAAAGACCAAGGTCGGAATGCTCGTACTGCCGAAGGGAGCTGCGTTTGTTTCGGACACCGACTTCAACGCACTCAAGGCGGCAGGCGTTCCGGCTGCGATGATCAGTGACGATCTGTTCAGCAAGATCGCAGCATTGCAGGGAGGTGCGCGTTAGGTGTCCAACGTCATCGAGAGTAAGGTGATCGCTGCAGCTGCAGGATCGGGTGCGGGTGTTGCAGCCATTACCTTCATCGACTGGCTGCTGGGAGTGGTTGTCTTTGGTGCGAGTAGTTCGGCGTCAAAGGCTGCGGATGCGCTGGCTGCTGTTCCTGCACCTGTCTCTGTGATCATTGGCATTCTGGTCACAGTTACCGGTACGTTCTTTGCAGGTTACTCAGCGCCACACACTGACCGAACTGCAGAAGAAGTGGGTCAACACGCGGCACCCTAAGTCTACTTCTTCTGTGGGCAGTCGTTGTCGTGCCCCCAGGCACCCTTGCCTTCAGTTTGTGCTCCACAGTGAGTGCAGTAGCGAACACCGTCTCGAATGCTCCGGTGTTGACTGTGGTCACGAGGTGTCACCAGTGCATGAGTGACTTGCGATGATTGCATTTCTTTCCTCCATACTGGATTTGCTAGTAAAACCGACGCCCTGGAACCTCGGAGGGTAGGGTGCAGTGCTCGTGTGTATCTGTGTCTACCAGTAACGCTCTTTCACTTTCGAGAAGCTCGTCTAAGAGGGTGTCATAGTCACTCTGACTCACAAACCCCGTCACCCTCCTGTTGTATCTCGTCTCGTACGCTTCTGTTTCGTCTGAAAGTAATCCTCCGACGAACGGGCGGATTGAGCGAGAGATCTTCCCGTTTGTGAGGTGGTACGGATGCTTGTCGTCGCAGGGCTTGCGGGTGCATGATCTCCCTGTTCGATTCTGATGCGGCACCTGGCTTACCTCCCTGACCCTGAAACTCATTATCTTCACCATCTGTTCTCATTAGATGAATCCTCTACTTGCAACCTTGATACGAGGCTCGCCGATCTTCCTACTGATGAGACCTCTAAGTGCAATTACCTGATCATCTGTCAGGTTCGGGTCTTTGAGTAGCTTGTCAAACTGGCCCATTGTTATTGACTTGCCGCCATACCTGGTGAAGAGATCGTCACCTATGACTCGCTCTACTAGGTCCGCGTCCACACTACGTGTTGATGATACAGCGACGGTCATTTTGTTCACTGCTGTCTCAAACTCTAACCGATCTTCTACCTTCGCGCGGGCCATAAGCAGCGAATCGAGTTCTCCGATGCCCGAAAGTACCGCCTTGCGCTGATATTCCAGTTGAGCTCGTATGTCGATTAACTGCTCTGTCGGCATACCGATTGCCCCGCCAAGCGAGATTGACTTGACTAGTTCAGGGCAAGTCGCCTTGATTGGACAGTACTGACATTCGATGTTTAAGGTCGGTACTGTCTTTCCTTCTTCTGCGGCGATGATCTTCTCAGCCACACGCCGCAGGGATGCCCAGGTTTGCAGATTGTCGTTGTGGGTAAACGAGGTACCTACGCGCTCATGGCGTAGGAGGTCGAACTCGATCTTGATTCTCGTGTAAGGAATGCCTTGCGATTTGAGCCAGATAGCAGCAGCCAGACCGTAAGTTCTCGGCTGCACCTTGGTATGTAGTTCTTCTGGAGAGTATGGAACTCTGATCGTTTTGTAGTCAACGACTCGATAGACGCCCTCTTCTACTAGATCGAACCTGTCGAAGATGTAATTGAAAGGAATGTCACCGGCCGAAGTCGGGAGCATAAACTGAAGCTTATTCTCAACCGACAGAACCTTGACTTGATCGAGTTCGGTGCGCGTGAACCAGGCATTGAGCATGTCGATGCCATCTTCGTAACCCTCATGATCTGGAGTACCGAAGATGGCGATGGTGTAGGTGTAGTAGAAGCCGAGCAGCAACTCGAGACTAGGCGCTTCAGACTTCTCGATGTAGACCTTTCTGACGTAATCTTCTAGCGAGTTGTGTACGACGTTTCCGAGATTAGCTGCGTCGTTTCCGAGACCCCGAGAACGGTGACCGTACTCGCACTCCCAGCGCCTCATACATAGGTCAGCTACCTGTATGCTAGAGGCCGAGAGTGTTGCTGGAATCACGCCTGCTCCTTTACGTATTCTTCGTATCGAAGGTCGTCTAGTGCAGACCATCCGCAGTTTTCTGAATCTTGAAATAGAGCAACCCGCTTGCCGACTTCTATCTCACTGAGTATGAAGTCATGCATTCCATGCCCATATAGACCTATCACAGCCAGTCTTTCAAGTGTGTACGTACTTGTTCTGGGATTGTTTCAGAGGGGGGCGGATCGCCTGGTACGCCACTGTATCCAGGAGAATTGCATCTGACACGAATGATGATTTCGGTGAAGCCAGGACGGGCATGCGTCTCGACGTCTGTGACCTTTACGGCGCGTTCCTTACTTAAGTCTGTCACTGCTTCTTCAACAGCCTTTCTAGATTGGCAAGTGCAGAATGTCAACTACTACTTCGAGAGGCATAGGCTCTTCTGTTTCCGGCTTTTCCTTGAACCTACCCGCCCACATGCCGTAGTCAGAACCAGATCGGTCGCGGTACTCGTCGCATTGCTGAGATACTGGACAGACAAAGCAAGTCCACTTTGCCTTGTTGACGTCATCGAGTCGTCCGCGCTCCGGGAAGAAGATGTTGCCATCATAGGTGTCCCACCATGCACCAGGTGGCGGAAAGTTGCTCTCTCGACACGCAGCATCTTCCATCCAGTCTTCGCGTTGCGCTATAAAGGTAGCGAGCGAGTCTCCGTCGGGGGAGCTAGCTCTGACTCCTTCGCCGCACCCGCAGGGGTCTCCGACGTGGCTGCAGAGGTCGTCGGAGAAGCCAAGCTTTCGGCAGATTCCTGTGCAGACGAAGCTTTTGGGTCAGACTCCGGCTGGTCCGCTGGAATCGGATACACAGAAAAATCACCACGATCGCGCTTTGCTAGTGCGGTGTCGGTGGTAGACCAGGGTGATCTGATCTCTCTGGCTGCCATTCGAGTATCCAATCAACATAGACTTTACGTGAAACGCCTATGCTAGCGGATGATGAGCCAGTGTGCTAGTCCGGTAAACTATCGGGCCTAGCTGGATCAGTCACGGGAGCAAGTGCGCCACCGAACCAGGTAGTCGGATCGCTACCCGTGCCCGGTTCAAAAACCTTCGCTGTCGGAGTTTGGGTATCAGGGTTTGCATCGAGACGAGTGCCATCAGATCGGAAGTTAGCCAATTTCAACCCGCCCGAGAGGCTCTCGCCTTCGCTTGGAGAGTTTGGCGGATGATCTGGGTTACGCCCGTTCTCTGCCAATAGAAGGAGTCTGTCGATCTCGGCTGCGATGAATTGCCCGGCGCGAACAAGATCTGCAACCCGATCTTGGCCACCATGGTAAGTTGCATTATCCCACGGCCAGCAGAACGGTGTACCGTCTTCATGAGCAGTCGGACCAGGTCCGCAGAGATATGCAGCTGCAGCAAGAACCAGCTCACCATTCTCGTACTGCGAATCGTGTTCTGCGGTGCGAAGAAGATGATCCATTACTCGAAAGCGTTCCAGAAGAATTCGAGTAGCTCCAGGACTCGTGTTATCCGAGTCGACCTTGACTAGACTCTGTTGGTCGTCGCGGTCACTGATGATAATAAGAGTTTTCATCCGAATAATCCTGCGCCTTCTGATTCGAGTTTTGCTACGGACTTGTCATGGTTGAATTCGTCAATCTCTATTGCTACGGCCGAGCGTCCTGTGTTGCGGGCGGCTCGAACAAGTGAACCAGAGCCACCGAACGGATCAACTAAGAAATCACCCTCCACCGTGCTGTGGGTGATGAGTGGCTCTAATAGTCCAGGTGGCTTTTCATGAGGGTGAATCAGATCACTGGGACGAAGTTGCGGAGTGTGGAGAACGAAGTTGCGTCGTCTGTCTGAACGTTCACGGTCACCCTTTTTGAAAAAGAGTATGAACTCCATCCCCATGCCCCAGGAGTTGAGATCGCCCATGCCTGGGCCTTCCTTTTCCCATACTCCTAAACCCTTACGTACAAAGTTGTGAAGCTCAAGGAAGTAATCAGTCATCGTCATCCACTCCTTTAGGACCTGATAAGAAGTGAAGACGTAAAGATCACATTGTTCTGCAGTCTTTGGAAGTAGAACGTTCATAACGTCCTGAAAGACCTGAATCGCCACTTCAGGACTCTCGTCATTTGCAATCTTTCGAGCGTGTGCTCTTCCCTCTGGTGTGACAGATTGATTAGAGAGGTTGTTCACACCGAACGGAGGATCAGTGATGACGCAGTTTACGCGGCCTGGCTTAAACCTCTGGCACAGTTCGATTGAGTCACCGAGCCAGATTTGGTGAACTAGCGTCACGCTTCTTCTCCTCTTCTGCCCTGCAGGCTGGGCAAAAATCTCCGTCGATTCTGTGCGGAAGTGGCCCGGTAACTGGCGCCTTAGTGTCAGGCACCTTGCACCATTAACTCAAGGAGCTTCATGTAGTGATCCGCTTCTCGGTACCACTCTTTCTGCTCGCTGTTGAGATCGAATGAAGTTGCACCGTAGTAGCCGATATGTGCCTTTGTCTTCTCCCAAAGGTTATTCAGTAACTCATACTCGAGTTTTGGGTCCGGATAACCAGGCGCCGTTACTTCGATTACCTGATTGCGAACAAGCTCAAGCAGCTTCGGTACTGTCTTCGGAAGCGGTTCTCGGCTCATGGTGTAATCCACATCTTGCAGCTCGGATGGTGAGAATTTCCTATACAAGAACAATCGCGTTCAACGGGAGGTCGAGGTCTCGGAGGCCAGGCATTCGAGTCATCCTCTTCGATCAGTGTGGGCGCGCGGTCGATGCGTTCCCATATCTCAGTTGGGATTTGAGATGGATCGAAGGCTACCCATGGCTCGGCGTAGATAACAACCAGAGGAGTTACATCAACGTCTTGCTCGACTATCTCGCTGGAAACTCTCCTTACTAATTTGTCATTCTCCATGACGAGACCCTGCAGAGCATCCTCGGTTGCCTTTTGCATGTTAGTCGCGTCTACTTCGTTCTTTGTTACCTCTTTCTTTGCACCTGAGTACTGCGCTCGCCGACGCCAGAAGAAAAACTTGAGCTCTAACTCGCCGTCAATCATCTCTGCAGCATTGGTTATCGCTTCCCTCACTGCCGACTGAAAGGCAACGAGTTGCGAGTCGGCACCAACGATAGGAAAGAGCCTCTCGCCTCTACGCCCGATAGAGATAGGGCCTACTTTCCATGGCTCTGGGTTGATACCATGTAGGACATACCAACGACCACTCACGAAAAAAGCCTCTCGACTAACGGCTTGAGAATGTAAACGGCTACAACCAAGACAAGGATGAGCAGCGCGAGAGTAAGAAGAACGGTCGCAACAAGCCTAGCAGCGAACTGTTTCGGAGGGTCAACTGACTCACTCCCTGGTTTAGGGTCGCGGTTGAGGTTATCTGTCATTGTCACACCATCCGTGGGAAATGGAGAGCCAGAACATTGACTGTGTGCACCAGAGAGGCAGGCAGCGCACCTAGTGGCGATGAACTCGTTGTTACAGCAGCACTCCACTTGACTTCACCTTTCATTCTGCTAACGCTCCACCGGAAGCGTTCAGCAACTCAGAGAGACGATTTGCATATTCAGATTCAGCTCGCTGAGGCGTCCAAGCCCGAATATTAATACCAAGCGGCTGAAGCCCGATCAGACTCGCCCATGGAATGTTACTAGTTAGAAGTGCAGCCCGCTCGTCAAGCAGGATACGATTGTCAGCCTCTTTCACTGGTTTTGGAATGACGTACTCTGGGTCCCGTCCACTGCCTCCAGCAGGCCCATGGTGGAGACCGTACTTGCGTGCTATACAGTCCAGCAAACTGTCCTCGTAAATACCGTAGGTCGGTAAGTTGCGCTTGATAGGACGCGGCAAATCAACCATGTACGCCTCTGCTGCGTCATGCAACAGTGCCGCAAGGGCATATTCTGGAGCAACTGCATATGACATGAGTACACAGTGCTCGGCTACCGAGTAGAACCGTCTGGTATGGCCCCCGAAGCGGCAAAGCATTGACAGTGCATGCGCGATGTCGCGCGAGTCAATCTCGTCAGGTCTAGCATCTAGAGGCCAAAACGCTCGTCCGGTAAAGGTAAGAATCCAGTCACCTTGGCGACCGCTCGCGGTAGTCGTCATGCAGCATGCCTTCCGGTTTTATATGTCACACTAGGGGGCTCTTCTATGCACGGCTTGATTTCGAGTTGAAGTGACTGACCACGGTGATCGTAGTACATGTGGTGAAGTATCTCATTAACTGCTGCATCCTGGCTTAACCAGGCACGCTGGGACCAGTATCTCAGCATGCAAGAGGTGCTATTGCCATAGCAGAATACTTCCCAATCACCAACCTGATTACGAATAATATCGACCTGCACACTCATCGCTCTTCACCGTTACCTTGTGGAGGAGGAGCATCTCCTAGAGGAGCGGTCCACACTTCGTATCCAGAGCCGCCGTTGAAATAGACCTTGCATTTTCTCGCATCGTTCGGGTCGTAGCCCATGACGACTTCTTCGGATGGAGAATTCTGAATGGCGTCTAGGAAGATCGCTGGCGTGAAGTGAATCTCGCAACGAGGATGCAACGCCTGACCCGTAAGAGCTAGCACATCGCCCACGAAGCCCGTCTGCGCCTCACTTACCATCGCTGCAAGTTCTTCTCGACCGATAATGAGTCGTAGGCGTGGCATACGGTCAGACGAGATAGACATGGCGCGCTTGACCATCTCGATAACCTCAGTCTTCTTAAACTTGACTGTCTCTGGTCTTTCACGGATCATGAGCTTGTGAACAGGTGGATACTTCTCGCCAATCAACACACAACGTAACTGAGTATATTGATCTGGCATTACAAAGAGTTGAGTTCCCTCGACACGTATCTTAGCGTCCGAGAGTGGCTTGAGCACGGTCGTGAGTGTTGCAGGCGGAATCGTCACACCCTCACTCAAGTTAGCAATCTTGATAGGCGCGACCGCAAGCCGGAAACGATCAGTCGCACAGACAAACTCGGGCTCGAATCGCAAACCCAAGGCGTGTACGTCCCTACTGGCTGCCCACTCTACCTGCGCTAGACGTGCGCCAAGGTCGGAAACCTCTGTCATGTCAGTATCGTCGAAAGGCTGCCACATCACGTAGTCAGCAGCATTCATCATCTGAATTTTGGCCTTGGTTCGACCTGATGAGAATGCTATGCCGTTTCCATCTTGAGTCAGTGTCACCGTCTTGCCAGAACCGATGGGCAGTGTCTTGATAAATGCCGCTAAGGGCTTCGAGGGCAATCGCCATACGACATGCTCGCCGTCCACTTCAAGAGGGTCTAGCCATTCTAGGTAGTAGATATCAAGATTGGTGCTACGCAGGACTACCGCTTCATCCTTCGGGGAGACTTCTAACACAATTCCAGCAGCTTTGTCAAAGGCGTTACCCTTATCGGGGGCAACTGCCTCAGCTTTGGAGACAGAGGCTTGCAGTGCTGCAGTCTCGAACGTTACGGTAGTCATCTAGTCAGCCTTTTCAAACCACAGAGTTACGATGCCAGTTGCAGGGTCGGTCTCTTGGTAGAACGTGATGCCAGTGAGGTCAAATTCGCTCGGATGCACCTGGACTTTATTGTCTTCTACCTGTCGCAGGATGCCGACAAGGAGACGTTGAACCTCTGGCCATGAGATTGTCGTAGGCGCAGGAGTGTCATCAGGTGAAGAAGTGGAAATACTTGGCACAGGATCTACGTACCCACAAGTTGGACAACGCTTTAAGAGCGCCCAGGGATCGACCCTTTCTGTTCTCTTTGAGCCACACTTTCCACAATACTTAAGTCGCGGATACCTATTGACGGCTAGTCCGGTATAACTTTCAAACTCACCAATGGACTTAGATGAGCCAGCGAGCGAGTCTATTGCATCCTTATGCATTCGATCCCCGGTTGCTACATATGCATCCATCAAGTCCTTCAGTGGATTACTAGCTGGGTCTGACCAGGGTATTGATACTGTAACGGTTCCTGATGCAGTCAGTGTACTCGGATCGAAGCGAGCTAATTTTTCTTCAAGTTCGGGCGAGAAGGTTATCTTCGGCATATCGCTTGGTGAGACGATAATCGGCTTCTTTCCACTTACTATATCAGGGTAGTGCTCAATAAAGAGTCGTCTAAACTCTTCACGGTTCTTATCTTCAGCACTACTCATGATAAACTTACGCCTCTCCTGCGCGCTTCTTCCTGCAGGTTTCAGAGCAAACGCCAGTGCCCTTGAAGGTCATGGTTCTGACCTCGTTGCCGTCTACCTCGCAGAACTCAAGTCTCTGAGCTTTTTCTGCTTTGGTGGTATGCCACACCCCATTTTTCTTGTACGGCATCAGATGTCTCCCCATACCAGGAAGTTGTCTACATAAAAGCTGAACTCATGGAGCGTGTCTACGAGGTCGGGAAGAACGCGGTGCTTCTTCATTGGAGTAAGCACAGTTGCCATGTGCTCATAGAGGTCCGGATTGAGCTCCATGCACAACTCTTTGAGTGACGATGCGTCAATCACCCGGTGGTGAAGAGAATCCACAAAGGTTGGCATGAATTCTCGAAGCATGTAGTAGTCGAACTTTGTAGTACTTCCTGCCATGCGAATCGACTTTGGATTCTCGCAATGCAAAGTGACGTACTCCGTCAACTCTGCTTCTACCTGATCATAGGTGTGATACCTGTGGGCACGGTCGGTAAGATCATCGAGTAGCCCAGAATCTTCATGCATCTTCCAGACAAGTTCGAGAATCTCTGGCAGTGCCTTTGCGTTGCGCACCGGGTCGCAGAGTTCAGGCTTGGTGAGAAAGTGCAACGGCTCAGAGATGACGAAGCCTTGAGCATCGGTGAGCACAGCGCCTACTTCGAGGATCATGTCTCGGTGCAGTTCCAGCCCAGTCGTTTCGACGTCCACGAAGAGGAACTTCGCATCTTGCGGAGCTACGTGATCAGGGTTGAGATGACTGAGTCCGTTCTCGATAGCCCACTTGATGCCGTACTCAGGCACTACAGATGAAGGAAGAACCGGAGTAGCGGGTCTAACGAGTGTGCCAGTCACTTGACATTCTCCTTGTTGGCGAATTCGACCATGGCTGTTCGACTGATCATCCATGATTTTGCTGGTTTAATCGCATGCAGCCGCTTGCTATTTATCCAGGCTCGAACGGTGGCTGGTTCGACTGAAAAGATCTTCGCCACCTCCTTGACAGTGTGGAGTCGGTCCTCTACCTTTAAGGTGACCTCGGTCATGCTGCTGCCGCCATCTCTTCCATTAAAGCTTCGTATAGTTTCTTTTTCCAGGCCGAGTCTGATTCAACGATGTTCTCGATGTTTCTCTCTTTGCCTCTCAGAAGTGCCTGAATGCGCGACTCAACTGTGTTGCGAGCGATGTACTTTCTGACCTGGATCGGTTGAGTCAATGATGCACCGATTCGATTACAGCGGTCAATAGCCTGCTGGTTGTTACCTGGAACAGAATCCTCATCCAGGAAGGCAGGATGCCTTGAGGCTGTCATGTTAAGGCCGACACCGGCGACCTTAAGGATACAGACGATAACGCTAGGCTGCGGATTATCGCGCCAGGCGTTTACGACACCCTGTCTTGAAGGAATAGGAACATCTCCATTGAGCTCATAGAGCGGAAAGCCGAGCGCTGCCATCCGGTTTAGGTAAGCAGCTTGAACATCGCGGAACTGAGTGAAGATAACTATCTTGTTACCGTTACTTAGTAACTCGTAGTCGTCCTGAGTACACAGGTCCAACTTAGCCGAGATATCAAGACCATTGAAGGGAAGGGTTGTACCACAGATCTGACGCAAGCGGAGCATCTTGACGAGCGCATTGTCAATTGAAGTCTCGGTGCCATCAGCCCTGGTGATACGCATGTCTCGGAGGGCTTCTTCGTAAAGCTTGCGTTGTTCAGCATGTAGGTCAACTCGGCGCTCGATGATCTGCACCTCTGGTAAATCAAGAACATCTTTCTTTAACCGACGCAGCATCACGCCCTGAAGCTTGTCTTTGAGTTCCTTTTCGTTCTGGACGCCGATAATCTGCTTGTCTCGGTAACCACCGAAGACGCAGTAACGATTGACAAACCTCCAGTAGCCGGAATATTTCTGGGGCTCGACTAAGTGAAGCAGCGACCAGAGCTCGTCAACTCGGTTTAGCATAGGAGTTCCGGTTAGCATGAACTTACGACGAGCATTAAGTGTGTGGGCAGCCTTGGTTCGCTTTGCCTTGTGGTTCTTAAGGTAATGCGCTTCGTCAAAGACCGCGATATCAGGCTTAAGAAGGTTGAGATCGTTAAGGTGCTTTTCTACCAGCTCGTAATTGAGAATCAATATTCTCGGACCTTCGATTTGCATGAAGGTTATAAGCTGAATATTACGCTCCTGGGGTGTACCTTCTAAGATGATGTAGGGTATACCATTGGTGAACTTTTCGATCTCATCAGCCCAGTTGCCTTTAAGGCTAGCCGGACAGACGATGATCATTGTATTTGACCAGCCGAGCACAATGTCGATAATAAAGACGGTGAGAACTTGCAGAGACTTTCCGAGGCCCATGTCGTCAGCTAGGATGAACGAGCGCCATCTTGCCAGAATTCGGATACCGTCTACCTGGTGCTTGTAGTACTGCAGAGAATCCGATATCCATGGCTCGAGTGACTTGCGTTCACCTAGTTCAGGCATTTGCAGACACCATTGGATGAAGCGTGTCAGCGCTCTCGCGATATTCCCAGGGGAGGACTGTGTATGTCGACTCGCCCGGGTGGCGAACCTCAAGATATCTGGGGTGAAGATCGCCGAAGCTGGATACGAGGGTGAACTGGTCGAGTGCCTGATGCTCACAGAGTGGGGCACTTGTGACCCAAACCGTCTGGGCGAACTCGTTGAGGTAGTGGTAGCTCGATGATTCCCAGCGCGGGTCTGCGCCGGGGTCGTTTCCATCAGCTCCTCCAAAAACCCAATCCCCTGGGAAGATGTGAGGTTCTTCTCCTTCATCTAGGAGGCCACAATCTAGCAGGATCATAGTTTCTGTTGGTTCGCTCTCGGACACAGTTTCCGCAGGCGTAGAGCAGAGGGAGGACAAATCTTCCTCCCTCGGGGCGTGCTGATCCACGATCACTCCTTGACCAGGTAGCATGAAGTGTCCAGTTGCCAATGTCGAATGGGTTTATCTCTTTACCGCAGAAGATGCAGTTTTCGGTCATGAGCTGAACTGTTCACTGTGGTCACAAGCACACAGCTCGATGACACCGTCTCCGAATACGGCTTTACGGCCTACGTCGATGCATCTCTTACATTCGTACTGAATACAAGAAACGCACTTCTTGATTGCTCGTTCTATTCCAGGCAACCTCTGGTCATGCTTAGCCATGCCCACTCTTCCACTGACAGCCCGAACAGCCTTCGATTCCCGGAGCCTTGAGCATTCGGTCTTCGAGACTTGCGTAGTGCATATTGCAGCCTGTACAGTTGAAACCACCCTTGTCGAAGTTCTGCGTCAAGCGGTACAAGGTGACATTTGCCTCGTGCTCAGCGATCATCCGCTGAGTTTCTTCGTACGAGAGGTTTGGCTCGGCAGGTTCGTCAGTTGGAGGCTGAGGTTCGCTGTCTACTTCCGAAGTGGCACCGTCTCCTTGCGTATTGAGAAGCGATTCCACTTCCTTGTCGTGATCCTTGTCGCATACCATGCACTTGTTCGACTTGTCCGCAGCTAAACGAAACAGCGAACCGGCATGGTATGCCAAGTTTCTCGAGGCATTCCCAGAGTCGGCAGTGAGTGCCATCCATCTCGCCACGGCATAGAGTTGCTCGTAATTCAGCGCTTGCCATGCCTCTTCCAGAGTGTGTTGAAAGTCCAACACCTGCAGATGCTGTGTTTCGTGAGCTTCTTCCATCTGCCGTCTCATTTCTTCCGAGGGTACGCCGAATACAAAGGGTCCGAAAGCGAACGCTCCACCTTGACCCTCATGCTCGTCGTCTGCCACAGCGCCTCCTACTTACTTAGAGTCGGACCGAGGACTCAGGGGTTGATCCTCGGTCCGACTGGCATTGAATTACCTCACCTAGAACGGCAGATCGTCTGGTGCACCGGGTGCAGCGGGGGGTGGGGTAACAGGCGCTTGCTGGGCCGCTACGGGCGCTGTCGGTTGCGCCGGTGGGGTTGACGCAGCGGGGACCACTACAGCCGCAGCGCCGCTCACGGAGGCCATAGCGGCACCTCGCGCTGCATCGTCCATGAACGGCCATGCCGCTTCGAAGCCGGGTGGTGGCGTGATCGAAGCCCACGGGTCGATAGCAGGAGCTGCAGGCGGCGGTTGAACCGGAGGCGCGACCGGCGCGACCGGCGCGACAGGCGCAGGCGGTGCAGGTTGAGAAACCGGAGCGGGCGGCACAACAGGCGCAGCCGGTTGCTGAATCGGAGGCGCTGCAGGTGGTGGCGCAACCGGAGGCGCGACCGACGCGACAGGCGCAGGCGGTGCGACCATCTCGAGCGGTCCGCTGTTCACGTTCGGCGGGGCCTCCTCGGTGAAGGTCGATTCGTTCTCGTCACGCACGGTCGGGTGCCGACGCAAGTAACGGCGCATTTCGTGAACTGTACCAGCCCATTCTTCGTACTTGGATGGGTCAGATCCTCCGAGCTTGCGGAAGTTCGGTACTGCGTAGTCTACTGCGCCTCGTTGCGCCGCCACGAGTGTCAGCTTCGTGATGACGGTGAAAAGCGGCTGGCGGCTAGTAGCGAATCCGCTGACGTAGGTCTTGCTTGGAACGATGCCGGAACTCTTGACGGTCAGAATCGCCGGCACCCAGAAGCCGTCGGAGTCGAGGTAGAGAAGGGGATAGACATGCTGCTCTTGACAGCGAGTCTTCTTGTTCTCCCACTCCTTGAACTTGCACTTGTCGCACGGAAGTGCCGGTAGTCCAGTTGACTCCTTGACCTGAGGAAGATAAAGACCTTGTCGGCCTGCGTCGGCCTGGAAATTGCCTTCGGCCCAGGGAAACAGCCGTGCTTCGGGTGCCTTGGGATCGACGTTCGGGAAGCCCACCTCGAAGTCAGTTGAACGGCACTGTGGGAACTTGTACTTGTCGTCCACCGTGTCAGCGTCTTTGGGGAACATAACGCGCTGCTTGATCTGACAGATCAAGACGACGTCGAGCTCGGAGAACTTCTCCTTGGTCTGAGAGTTCTGAAACACCACCTCCTTGCCGATGATGTTGAGTCGCGGCATCGAGAGGTCGGCAGTTGTCACGTCCTCGAGTCCGAGACCTGCGATGTCTCCGGTGTAGGGAACGACGGCCGAGCCGCCTTCGTCTGCAGGTAGTATTGTCGTCACTTAAGTCTCCTCGTTGACTCGTGTTCCTGGCTCTAGCCTAGCGGACGAATGGCGCTAGGGCAACACAAACCGACATAAACCGCGCTATCGGGTTAAGACTTGTTTAACTCGGCAGCGTAAATAACTGGCACACCTGCCTTTTTGCAGAGATCTGTCATGTGAGCAGTGCCCCTGCCTCCTGGAAAAGAGACTAGTGTCTCGATACCACTTCTTACCATTTCGTGGTTTCGAATGAGTCCGGCACCCCTTCCGTGTCTTGCCCACTTGGCAGGATGAGATTCGGTCTTACGGCCCAAGCTCTCCCAATAGGCAGCGCTGAGAGTATCCGCTCCTTTGGCTGCTCCGTGAACAAGTACTGCACCTTCTGGCATTGCGTCTAGTGCAGCCGCGACCATAGACTCGTTGGCGAAATCCCTGCCTCCGGTAACTGCAAACCTCGTTATCATTCTCTAACATACCCCCTCTCAATGATTCTAAAGCCTTTGAATTTAAGCCAGCGGATGAACTCTTTGTCAGCTACCCGCCATTCTGGGGTTTGGTCTGGGGCTGCGATGTTATGCGCCCTCATTTTCCATCGAGGTTTATAGCCAGGTTCCCGATCAGTGAAGATGTGATCTCGCATCAGCATTTCCTCTTTGATATTAAGCATCAGCGACAGCTGGTCGATGCTGTAGAGAAAGACGCGCAGCGGGATATTTGTTGCGTTGAGGTCGCGTTCAGAGAGCATAACTCTACCCTGACATAGCCGCAAAGAGTGCTATCTTGTCTACGTCGTTTCCAGCATAACCTCCGATGTACTTGTCTACCAGGTCACGAAAGACATTGTAGGGCCACTCAAGCTTCGGGCGTTCTGGGTAAGTGACTTCGATAAAGAATCCATTACCGAGATCAACACTGGCCCAATCTGTGTCAGCAAGTTGACTCAATATTTCTTCCATTACCTCGCCGTGTGGTCTCATCTACTTGCCCATCTTCTTGTTACGCTTGTATTGAGCCTTAAGGAAATCGAGAGCTTTTCCGCCGTCAGCAGCTTCAGTGAAGCCGGTAAATCTCACCGGCTTGCGTTCGATCACAGCGAAGCCGTACTTGGCCCAACGGTCAAAGACTGCACCGATCGCACCAGTTGAGGGTTCTTTGATGCCATGAACCCTTGCGATATCCCAGGCGATAAAGGCTGGCGTGCATAATTCGCCTGGGTCGATTGACCACTCGATACAAACTTCGAGAACCTGATCCTCTAGCTGTCCTCGCGCTGCCCGACCGGATGGAGTAGGTTCGAAGCTACGGGCTCCAGGAGGCTCGCTGACGGTTCGCTGTTGTCTGCCGGTGTCATCTAGACGGGTAGCATCTAGAGCGGAACGGTCTAGACCGAAATCCACACCAAAGATCGGCATGTACCACGTTCTCTTAAACGGTACGTACTCAGGGTTAAGGTGTACCTCGCGGGGCAACCCAGCAACTTCGTACATCTCGTTGATAGACACATGGCATTCGCAAGTACATGTCTCCCAGCGCCCGCAACCTGGGACTGGTGTTCCCTTGTAGTCCCTAGGTTTCGTACCTTCATGCCAGCCGATAGCACAATCTCCACTGAGCATTGGCTTTGACATGCCGTATCTTCGAAGCATCTCTGCTTCAGGGAGAATGACTACCATACATCAATCCTTACGAAGCGGAATTTCGTCTCTGGTGACACGTTTCCATCCGTCAATGGTCTGTTCTGTCGTGACCTTAGTTAGCCTAAAGGGGTAACTCTTTCGTCCGTGGCGGCAGTATTCTTTGTGGTTAAACTTTTCGCCCCATGCAATCTGCCTGGCTAGTTCGTCGGTCGCTGCGTCGAGCGTGGCTTTGCTGGTATCCCAACCTAAGTCGTGACTCCATCCGCCATCATCAAAACAGGTCGGGTAGCGCCATTCCAGTTCATAGACTACACTAGTCTCGGTTCCCTCAGATGATTGTGTCACTAAGGCGCGCCAGGTGTCCACTCCACGGGTGGCTTGTCTCGATCGAGTTCGAGCGTGTGAAGTGTCTGTGCTGACTCCATCTCATCCAGGGTCCCGATCAGTGCATCCTTGGGCTGTGAGGCCTGGACCCAGATCTCGTGGAGATCGTCGGCAAGGTCAACGATCAGCTGCAGCTTCGTCTCTGGCTTCGGCGCATTTACCCTGACAGGAAGTCTTCCAAGGAGAGGATGCACAACATCGGTGTTCTGTGGGGCGAAGATGTCATTACTCTCGCAGAAGTCTGCTGCCCACTGCAGTAACTCCTTGTACTTGACGAGCTCCTCGGGCTCGTCAGTACTTGTCAGTTCGATGGTTGCCTGGTCGGTCGTTGATTCGGTCACGGCTTGATTTCTCCTGATTCTGAAGGTGGATTGTTTGGGCGACGACGGAATCCGAACTTGTAATCAAGCTCAGAGATGACGAGAAGTACCACTCCTCCGACGAGTATGAGTAGGAAGACTTCCGCTAGGACTGAGCCAGTAAAACCGCTGCGAGCGAGATGCTGGGAGTTGTCAGTACTTGACGAAGGCAATAGTGCAGTTGCAATCGTCAGAACGGCAAGAACAGCCGCAGCAGCCCAGAGAGTAAGGGGTCCGCGCTTGCGCGCAGAGTGGTCGTAAAGCGGATGAAGATGTCTGGGGGAATACCCAGGACTGGACATGGTCTCCCTTTCTAGGAGTTGATTACCTTGTTACCACCCTGAAGTTCGTTCTACACCTTGGGCAAGTCAGAATAGAACCATGAAGAGAGTCTGTCAGACGATAAATCTTCTCATCCCCACAGCCTGGGCAATTGACAGAAAAAACGGTAACCTCCTTAGCTTTGACCTTCGCTAGAGCTTGCATCAGATGCCCTCCATTGCTGCTCGCATAGCTTCGAATGTGACGAAGGTGTAGTTCTGAGTTGTTCTTACTGAGGCATGCCCAAGGAGTTCTTGAGCGGTACGTAGGCCAAACTTCTCGTTGACTGCCGTACCGCCGGTCTTGCGGAGGTCGTGACTTGCTATCCGCCGATTCAGAATATCCTCACCGGCTCGCGTGATTAGCTTTCGCGCCCAGCGATCATTGAGGCCAACGAGAGGCATATCTGCAGGTGTAATCGCCAGCCGGACTGCGATTATGTCGAATACTTCTTCAGTAAACGGCACGTAACGCTCGGCATCACCCTTGCCTAAGATCTTGATGACTCGTCTCTCGAGGTCGAAGTCTCGAGGACAGACAGAGAGCGCCTCTCCTACGCGGAGCATACATAAACCACAGAGTGCAAGGAGAGTTCGCTTGGACTCATCTTCTATCTCTGCGATCATCTTGCGAATCCCCGCGACACCTTCAGGTATCACACTTGGCACCGTTCGAGGGGGAGTTGGGCCTGAGTAGTCAGAGAGAATCGAAACACCTGCCCATTTGCCGAAACTGCGTAGCGAGGTGATGCGACGATTAGTCGTCTTAGCAGCCACTACCGGCAGACTCGACCCCGGCGTGGGCCTCCTCGTCTGATTGAGCCACGAGGCTGCCGTAATCTCCAGCTCTGTGGTCGGTAACGACGTCAGCTGCATCTCGAGGAAGAAAACCCGTACGTCTGTTGAGTAAGCTTTGACCGTCGAGACCCCTAGCCCACGCACGTTCAACGACTGTCGGAAGGGGTCGATAGACTCTAGGGTTAGAATCGTATCCGTCTGCGGCATCTTGTTTGGCCTTCCCATCTCGATGCTTGACAATAGGACGCGCGAGGTCGATACAACTCTTGAGGAGACCTTCGACTGCGTCTAGCTCATCTGGACTTAGTGCTGTGAAGTCAAATGCGAATCTGACTCCATTGTGCGACATTGGAACGTAGAAGATTACAGATGGACCTTGTCCTTCGACCTCTTCTTCTGTAATTAACTGAACCAAGAAGTTGCGAAATGTGGTTACCCAGCGCGCCCACTGCGGTGCTATCTGTTCGCGCTTCGTTCGATCTCCCCGGTTGTAAGGGTTGCGAGCCCTAATTGATCCAGCACCTGAACGAGATCCTCTAAGAACCATCAGGCACGATCCTTAGCTATCTGGTCCAAGAAGGTTCTATCTCCAGTATTCCAGACAGGGTCCGCGATCAAACACTTGCTACACAGCCACTCCACTACACGAGATCGTAAAGTCCGTCCTCCGTATCCGACACCCTTGAAGATAATCACCTTTGCAGTGAGGGCAGCCTTTGCTTCAGACTCTGTTCCCTCCGGAACATAGCCACATCGCGTACAGTGGTAGTTGAACCTGCGAGGCATTAGATGAGATCCTTGGCGTCGAGGTGCTGTCGAAACTCATACCAGGTAGCTTCATCAACTGCTGACGCAAAGGCGCTTCCTAGATTAAAGGGAAGACTTACATCACTCCTTCTGCCGTGATTAACCCAGCAGGTTCCATCCCATACTGCACCGTCAGAAGACCGTGTACTCCCTACCGTTGTAGGATTTCCGCCCGCAAATGGACTTAGTGGCACCTTCTTTGGAGTAGAAGGAGGCAAGGTACTAAAGCCGTTGTCTTGCGTTTCTGGTGCATCTACCTGACGCATTGCCTGTGCTGTTCTAGCTGCGCACGGGTAGCACATCTTCTCGGCGTCGAGACAAACCTTGTCTTTGAGACCGAACACCGCGTTAGTCGCTCGCCAGTGCTGAGTCGAGGTGCACATCGTCTTGGAAGCAGCTGTCCACTCGTCGTAGTGGTTTACTACCATCTCTCTGACAACTAGCAATCCTTCGTACTCTGGCATAACGAGACCGATTGAATTCTCGTTATGTCCAGCTACAGAAACAGAGTAAGTAGCCTCGGTAACTGAATGAAACATGACTGACGCAAAAACATCTTCTTTGATTCTTAACTGCAGGGCAAATGTAGACTTTCCAATAGTTTGGGTCAGATTTTCAAGGAGAGCAGGGTGAGCAATTGCAGTTTCGATATGCTCACACCAGTAAGAGCCGGAAGCGTCTACTCTGTGTTTGCGACAGACGAGCGCTTGATTGTTGGCGAGAACTATGTTTGCATGGCCAGAACCAGTGTGTCCGGTTGCCGACACATGTAGGTGACCTGAAGAAGAAACATAGCAAGACCATAGGCTTCCCTGGGCTTCATCACCAGCTAAGTAGTCTGTTCCAACGATCACAGTCTCGCCCTCCAGGCTACTGCCCGTTCTTGGGGCGTAAGTCTCATAGTAATGAGATCTGCAAGCTGTGGGTTATCAGTAGTACTGATTAATCCAACCTTGGCGAACACCTGAATCGCTGCGATCTCGAGTATTTCATCGTCTGTAAGTCGTCGCTCAACCTTTCTCACAACGGGAGGGACGATAGTTAGAGGTGGTGTGGAAGTTAGAGGTGATGCTACTGGGATAACTACACCAGCAGGAGGAGGCGAACTTACTTTGCGAACAACACGAGGTTGCTCTTTGGTAAATACAGGTTCTTCAACGACAGGAGCCTGTGTCTCCACTGTCGCTGGTTGACTCTTCTTGACAGGTTTCGCACAGGTGCAGGGAGATGTGTCACAAAAGAAGCACACATCTAACCTGGGCTTACGTGCAACCACTGAGCGCTCCTTCGTCCGTCAAGACCCGTCCAACCAGATTGCAGTCTATGAAATCGGTAACCCTATCCCATGCTTGATCTGGTGTTTTTCCCTTTGCGGTTTGTTCCTGGTAAACCACAAAGGCAGCATCACGAAGTTTGCGTTCGGCAGGAGTGTGCGCTCTAGCCGCTGTACTTATCTTTGAAGCCATTGTCAGCACACCTCCTGTCCTGTTTATTATAGCATGACACTATATCGGGTGTCAACCGTCAATTTTGCCAGATTGTCTCCACATCTTCTACGGCTACACCGTAGATGGTTGCAACTTCGTTCGCCTCAGCAAAACCCTTGAGCCCTGCGATAGCAGACCTCGTTTCAGCGTCTATGCCAACAATTTTAACTGTTGGCTTGGCCTTCGGCTGCTGGTGTGTACGCGAAACACTTCGCGCATTGAGTTCCTGAATGCTCTCGCGCTTAGTCTGAGTTTCTTTATGAGCAGCGCTCGGCTCGTAGCGTGGCATCTCATAGCGTCGAGAACCAATACCAGGAGTCTCGTAAGGTTGTCCAGCGTCTCGCATCTGCTTACGATGAACTACTTCGCGGGCAATCTCATCAGCATCACGAAAGTGAGGCGACATATAGAGGGCAGTCATCTCAGCCATGCCCCTCAATCGGTGTTGAGCGAACGCCCTAAGATCGTCATTCTTGCCGTCTCGTTCGCTATTTAGCGCAATGAGCTTGTCAAACTCATTGTCAAGAATCGCCCACATCGTCTCAACCAGTGTCATAGTAATTTCCCAGGAATAGTGAGTCTGCCCATTAGATTGTGGACACTTGTGATTTTGCTCATGTTCAGTAGCCAGTTCGAGTGTTGCTTTGCAGACATGCACATAACAGAGTCGGACAGTACAGGTGACCAAGTAATTGTCAGACTCCGGGAGGTACTTGATCGGCATTATTCGGGCTTCTTGCCGAACCGAGCCTCAACCGAAGGTCGGAATCGTTCTGCTATTTCTGTTGTGGCGTAGTAGACATGCTCGCCTAGGTAGCGAGGGTTATCGCCAGCAATTGTCGTCTTTGTCTCGGTGATGGCATACGTATCACCGCTAGAGAGCTCGATCGTAAGAGTCGTATCTACCCTGACCTTTGCCATCAGAAGACCACCTTTGCCTGGGTCACTCCGTGGAAAAGTAAGTCAATCGCGTTATCTGCTTTTCTATCAACGACGACTATCTTTCCGTCGTGCTCATCTATCCAGCGAATCCACTCATAAAGTTGGCGCTCAGCGTTAGGTCCACGTCCTAACACTGCCAAACAGTCATGCTTGTGGTAAGCATCGTCTGGCTTGAAGCCCATTTCTGAACAGTCGTAGGCAGGATAGTGCGTGCCTACCAAGACGCCGACGCATTCGCGGCCGAATCCAACCTCGCCTTCAAGTTGAATCGTTGCTCCATTCGATGCAGCCCATCGAACCATATACTCAAGCTCGTGATCGGTAATATGAGTCATTTTGTTCAGTTCTCCCTACGAGGTTAGGGTTTTGCGCTGGTCCGGCGCATCGAGTGCTCCTGGGCGCGAGCCCCGATGCACCGGACCAGCCATGAAGGCAATCCGAGTTCGTTCACCAGCTGTCTACCTTATTGGCTACCTTATTACTGGCTGTGTGCGTCGCCGTTTAGCAGGTAGAACTTTTCGCTTGGAGGTAAAGCGCTTTAGCCCGGAGAATTACTCAAGGACTGCCGTGGTCTTACTCAGACGTAGCAGCTGGAGCTGTTCCGTCGTCGTGCGTGTGGCCGAGGTCGGTGTGGTCGATCTGCTGGTGAGCCAGCATCGCCTGCTCGGGTGTTGCATCGTTGACTGACTTGAGCGTGTAGCCGTGCCGGTCGGCGAGGTGAGCCCGAGCTTCATCGAGAGTGACCGCCTTGAGCTTCTTGGCGGTGACCTTCTTGGGAGCTTCGGCGATCGACTCCACGTCACGAAGCTGGTCTTCGGTGAGCGTGAGGGGTGCCTGCGAGCCCCGCTTGCGGAACATCGCCCCTCGACCAGCCGCGACCGCCATGAGGGTGCCCTCGGCGACGATCTCTTCGCCATCGAGAACGTAGGTGAGCTTGACCTTCTTGTCGACAAGGGCCTCGAACTTCTCGAGGTCGATCTGTTCGACCACTGCTTCGGTCATGGTTTCTCCTGTGTCGTTATGAGGCCTTGGTGGTGGCCGAATCGGTGGATCATTAACGCTGGTTAGTCTAGTGCCATCCTAGCGCGAGCACAAGCCCTACAAGGGGTCAATGTGTGCCCAAGTCTGGCGTCGAACAATCCTGCTAACTGCGGCTTGCGTTATAAAAAACTGATCAGCGATCTTCTGTTGCGGCATACCGGATTTGGATAATCTGCGTATCTCTCGGACATGGTCGGCTGTTAACTTTACCATGCTGTTTGCTTCTCCTGTTAACGCAATTCCTCGATTCTTGGAATCGCGGTCTGTATTGTTTTCCTTGACTGTTCCGATAAAGAAGTGGTCATCTTCAAACGGACCAGTTGGATCAACTCTACAGCAAGGCGGATTGTCACAACGATGAAGAAGAACAAAGCCCTCTGGTATCTTGCCGTACTTGTGCTCCCAGGCGACACGATGTGCAACCTGAGTCCTACCCCACCAGAAAGCACCATAGCCGCCTCGGTAACGAGAGGTCTCAGTCCACTCCCAGCAGTTACCCCACGGTCCTCGGCCTTCAGTCTTGTCAACTTTAGACCAGAAACGTTCGAAGGGAAAGCTACCTTCGCGCTGTTCGATAGGCAAAGGCTGTGGAGTCTGTAGCCATTCGGGAACCAGTAGATCAGTCATCACAAATACCTATCCGGTACAGGTAGTCCTTCAGAACGTAGCCATGCGACGTATTCGCACTTCTCGTCCCGTCTTAATCTAACACGGCCAGACCGACCGTGACGAGGCATGCGACGTGCAAGAATACCGAGAACTTCACCTACCGTACCGATAGCAGGCTCTGTGATTATAGGCCGCTCGGAATAACAAGCATCCAGGTCGGCAGCTACTGGGCGAGCCTTCCACTGTCTACGCTGTTCTGGAGTTAACCGGTCAGTCATCGCTTCACGTCTACCCAGGTAACCGTCACGACCTTGCGAATCTCTACGAGGTTGCGCGTTTTGACAACCTCTACATCGCCTGCCCAGTCGCCATCACTCGGCGTTTCAATGAGCCACAAAACAAGCGTCTCGTCAGGTCCAACGGTGTACCTGTGCATAATCGCCCCAGCTGCATAGACGCGCCCTCTTTGACCCTCGCGAGACTTAAGCTTGGAGCGCACATACACACCGTCAGCAAACTTCTTCATTACACTTCTCCTTCTTGATTCCCGTACGCCCGCTCGGAATCGAACCGAGATAATACCCTCCCGAGTGGATCATTCACCCAGGCGAACGTGCCCCGACTATGTTTTTTGATCAGGTGCAGAGAGTCGGCGTCGCACCTGCTCGGACGTTACTTGCCGCCGCCTGGAGCCAGGTTCTCGACGTTCGGATGGTTCGTGAGCGGTTTGTCGTAGATCAGTACGTTGATGCCGAGACCAGCTGTGTATTCCACGTACGCGCCAGACGTGGCGTCGAAGCCGTAGTAGGTATTACACTCACCGCCTGAGTAGAACACACCGTCGATTGAAGGCGCTGGCACCATGGCATTCGAGCGATCACCAGAGCCACCAGGATCTTGGAACCTGTACGTCGGCGTGAGCGCAGTACAGTAAGAGACCGGCAACCCCTTGAATACGTAGTAACCAATCAGCTGACCGTTGGAGTTCTGCAAGTACACATACGCCAACTTGTTGGGGTCCTTGCCCCAGGTGTCGATCCAGCGATTGATCGTCTTGCGAGTCGGGGACACGCTCATGGTGTGCGCGGGGTCCTGAGCTACGAGCTGGTCGTAGTTCGTCTTCTGGATAGCGCTGTCGGTCTTCTGGCCCTTGCTGCTGCCACTACTGCAGCTCTCCGCAGAGCATGCAAAGAAAGTCAGAATGACAGCAAGAATGACAGTACTCTTTCTGAATCTCCTGGGGAGACCGATCAGTTGACGGTACATACAGTTTTCTCCTGGGTTGGGTCGAGCGGATATGGAAGATTCGACGCCTTGAACTGACCTAGCGTCTTGTCCTTTCTGGCGTCAGCGTTGTACTGGTTGATGTCGTCAATCCGCTTGATTCGTAGCGATGTCAGCGACGCATCGAGCACCAGTTTGCGTTGTGGGTCTGTTGCTGTCTTGAGCTCGTCAGCAACAGCTGCGATTGATCCTTCATCCGTCTGTACAGTAGCGCACAGATTATAGAAGTGGTCGTACGCAGCGATTCGATAGGAGCCGTTGCCCTGAATCTGATTCGTCTGATTGACGTTGCCTCGAAAGTTGGCGGTGCTGTTGCTAAACAGTCCGAATCCGAAGACAAACATCGCCCCGACAACAAGGCATACGATCAGGAGCAGGACCCCTGCCAGGACACTCAGTACCGCCGTCCTGGACATTTCTCTGATTTCTCTCTTGATCAACTGTAGTCCCTTCTTTGTCCAGGTACCCTTATGGTGGTACCGAATCGCGAGGTCAGTACTCGAGAACCTCGACGGTTGTATCGACTTCTTCGATTTTGTAGGTGATCGTCACCTGAGAATCGCCCAGGTCGCAGTCCACAGTGTCATCGACGTCCTGATCGAAGGCTTCAATGAGCTCCTCTTCGGTCGCGTCAGACTCGAGGGTGTAGACAGCGGTGACCTTGTACTTCGACATGTTTCTCCTTGGGTAGGGGTTTACCTTACAATGGTTAGC